TGTTTTATATACCGCTCCACAGAACAATTCCGAATCTGCAAGAATGTTTGCGCAATTTGGACATGATCCATAAGTGGAAATGAGAATAAGATTTTTTGGTAATGGTAATCTTTGCTTATAAAGATGTTGAATTAATCTAGGTTCTGAATGAGCGCAACCACACTTACCCGGTTCGTTTGTACATGTATGACCTATATTAGGACCATTAAAAAATAATCTCTTTGATAAATCAATTGATTTCTTTTTGTTTTTAAAATAGTTATCAACCCAAATAGGATCAATGTAACTTGATATAGTCACACGACGTTTACATATTGCACTAGTACCTTTTAAATTAGATTCTGTAAGCTTTTCAGTATTTTCAATATTTAATAACAATTTTTGAAATAGACTATGAACATCATTGTATGTATACATATTACACCTGATAGAAAAGTCTTAAATATTGAGACATATACTTATCTTCAACTTTATCAGCTACTAAATCTTTTCTTTCAGACCATTTCATACCAGCCATAATCGCTAAATGTCCAAGTAAATTATACCGTAGATTTGTTATGTAATTAAAAGGCATGTTTCCTGTTTCTCTTGCATAACTTTCAAACCCTAAAGCTTTCGGAATAATATAGAATACGTTCCCCATATCACTTGATTCTAATTCTGCCACATTAAAAGACGGTGGATTTGCAGCTTCTTTTAATCTTTCTATCATACTTTCAGAAATAACCAAATTTGATACTGCTATTTGCATCCATCCTACTTCGACACCCGCAAATGATGCGATTAATCTTTGAACCGATCCAAGTATAAAAACTATATATGGAAGATGATACCAAATATCTGTCTTATTTATTGTCAATATCATATTCAAGATATCATTTTTACGCATTAAAAGAATGTGGATTGAACTAGCATTTTGTCTCAATTCTACATCAATTCTATTGGATGTTCGAATATTTTCAGAGACTTCCTTTAAGTATTTCTGTTCTAATCCATGAATCATGAATATAAATTTATCATCATATAATCCAAATACATTAAATAAGCTAGAATCAAGATTGCATAGAACGCTACCAGCCGCTAAGGATGGATCAATCATTCTTACAGGGTTATAAAGAAATGATTTAGTGGCTAGATTTACTCTAGCACCAAACCCTAAAAATTCTTTGACATTACCATATTCACCAGCGTAAATTTCTCCATCTTCAATCAACTGATTTGCAGCATATAACCATAACTCATCGAAGCTATCAAAGTAGTTCATAACAGTTATTCCTTTTCTTGATTATTTAATTGACGATGAAGTTTAATTATCGGTTCGATATCTGGCTTACAAAATGATCCTGTTTTTCCACGTGTTGCACAATTGATATCACTAAGTGTCAAGTCTTTCGTCATATTAGAATTATGTATTTCTAGAAAAATTCTATCAAAAGGGATATCCATATTAACTGCAAAACCTTCGATTACATAAGCTAAATCTGCTAATTCGTGTGAGACTTCATGTTCTGGTTTATTTAAAATCGCATCTAATAATTCTTCTAATTCATTAAATAGTAGATGAAGTCTCCATTGTATAGTAGTATGAGGATTAGTAAAATTTGCCGCTTTACTTTTAAAGTATGTAGCTAAAAATAATAAGTCTATTCGAATATTCACAAGTCTTGACTTATCATAATTATCTACAATTTTTAAATCAGTCTTTCCTTTAATACCATACTTTTCCATAAATCTATTAACCATATCTTGTCGACTAATTAATTCCATATTTCACCTTTAGTATTTAGAATCATCTGATTCATCTTGATTCAGCGCATCTTTTTGTAAACGTTTTAACATTCCAATAAATTCACTACTTTTCGAATATGACTTTCGATTACGATAAATCGCATGTTTCCGAACCAATAAAGACAGTAGTTTTTGTCCACTATCTCTATCTAAATCTCCCCAATCACATAGATCGTTAGGTTGAATTTCGTCTGCATGTAGTAGATGTTCTACCATATCTTTTGCAAACTGCAAATCTAGTAGATTCTTCTCTACGATTTTAGGGTCTAGAATTTTATTGCGATACTCTTGAGCTTTTGAGTAGTCTGCATAACCAAAAGTCTGATCGGAGTATATACGGTCAATATAATCTGCAATATACGTTATATGAGACTTACAAACTCGTATAGATTGTAAGTCTTTAGTCGTAGAGAATAATCTAGCCGCTAATCCTACCGCTAAACGTGCTATTTTGAATTTCGTTGTCCCTCTATCAATCAAAGGTAAGCTTTCATGGAACTTTCCACACAATCTATTAGCTTGAATCAGACACTCATCTATTGCATCCGGTTCAAAAACAATTTGATTTTCATTTCTAGTCCAAGCCCATAATACAAGCAATCTACATAAATCAGATTCGTAGATATGTTCTACTTCCTTACGATCCTTAGCTATTGTATTAATAATTTTTGAATCTACTTGTTGTGCTGATAAGATAACTGCCAAGTCAATTCGTCTAATATCTTCTAAGGCTCCCATTAATTCCTTAATAGCCTCAATACCAAATGAAAAAGAAGATATTGCACGTTCCGATCTAGCATTTGTTAAAAATACTAATCGAGTGCGCGCATGCGCCTTTCTCTTTTCAATCATAGTAATTTCAGCTACTCCGCTAGACCGCATGTCGGTCATCTTAGATATGATATCAGTTGATACTCCCTTAAACTCTTCTAAGAATAGAAGCCTTTTATCATGAATAGGAATAGCACCCCACGAAATATATTTTCGTTGGTTTGGTCCACTATCTACACCACCGATTAAACCTACCTTAGACACTACTTTACAAGGTATTAATTCTCCTACTACATAATGACGTAAAAGACGAGTTGATAGTTCTGTCTTACCTTGCGAAGAATCGCCAATGACTAAAGTATTTACCCAACCTTTTTGAATATGACCATCAAATATAAAATTCAAAGAGGAATGGTATGTAAAATCAATAGCTTTATGGATATCCCTTCGACAAAAAATTTGAGTAACATTACTTTCTAGATCGTCGTAGATATGGTTTAATTTTTCTTCAATCGCTTCGTAAGAATCATCCTTAGCTTGGAATATCTCTAAATCTTTGATCGCATCATCTTCTGGTTTGAAAGTAGATAGAGAATCTTCCGTATGTTCCATCTTATCTAACAGTAGCGTAGCTTTTTGATCTGTAGGGGACGCATATACCCTACCGCTAAAACAATAAGGGGTGTTAGTTTTTAATCCTCTACCAATAATCATAGCAGGCATAACCACATGATCGGAGTTATCCCCACTGATAGCTAATTGCGGTATCAACCTACAATCATAAAGATTATAGTGGCTGTAAATCGCAAAAGTAACCGCTTTGCAGGGCGGTATACGCAATGCTTTTTGAATTGCTTTTTGTTGTATACTTTCCGGCGCTTCTGCAATTTGCAGGATACCAGAAGATGTAGAACGAATTGTAATCTGTACTATACCTTTATCATCCGGTTTTTTAGTGTACACTGGACATTGAAAACAATTTGGTTGCGCTCTATCACAAGAGCATCCTACTTTTTCAGGAATGAGATAAGGGTTTTCATCCATCACTGAAATAACCGCTTTAACTCCTATCCTCATTCCTATATTTTCACTAACTGGCGCATCTACTAATCGAACCATCTTAGGTATTTGTTCGCTATCATCAATATCACTATCTAGTTGTGGCGGTGAATAAGGTTCTGCTGCTTTCATCAACTGCAAAAGTTCTTTCTTTCCTGCGCCTTCTGCAATGAAGTTGTTAATATCACCTTTAGGGTATTTCTTCTCATCTAAAGGTATATTGATAATATATACCTTTTTGGCTTTAGACCAGAACCTACCGGCCAAACTCATTGCCGCTGCTTTGCCTGCATTGTCAATATCGAGACATACGTACAGATATTTATCAGCTAATAGTTCCGTCCACTCATCATTCCATGCCCCTTCACCCGCACTACCTGCTACAGCGCCAATTCCTTCCGATTTTAACATTTCCCCTACTACCAACGCTTTTAATTCACCACCACATATCCAAACCTGTTCATATCCTGTATCTGCTGGTCTGTATAAAGCTGCCTTACCGTGGGAAGAAGCGTTACGCATCTTCAATCTACCTGCCGCACCGGGAAGATACTTACGAACGTTTAAACAGTTGTTATGACGATCATAGATAGGAATGGTTATCCTATCACCAGATACCCCTAACCGTGCATGGCGGATCATTTGATCGCTAATACCACGTTTATATAATTCGTTTAATAGATTACCTGAATCCCATATATTGTTATGGTATTTTTCAATTAGTTCCAGACTTATTAGATTTGCACCAGCAATATCATATCGTGTTGCTAAATCAGCTAATACACTATTTTTATCTTTTTTCTCTAGATACGCAATCAATGTAGCAATATCACCATGTTCTTTACAAACAGGGCAACGCCAAACATTTTTTTCTGTGTTTAAACAGCAGCTAGGCGATTTATCACCATGTACCGGACATAGTAATCTAACTTCATTTTCTCCTGCATTTTCATACTTTACATTTAACCGATCCAATTCCTTTATCGCATCTACATTTTCAATGCGACTACGGTTATTCTTCGCCATTGCACATTCCTAAAAACAAAGCTAGATAGGTAACAACATCTATTATTACCTATCTAGCTTCTACTTACAACTAACTTCTGTCTATCTATCTAACTAACCCTAACGGAAAATGTATTAGTATTTTCCGTTAGCTTGTTCCACCGCCTCTACATCGGCGTCGGATTCACTACTACCCTGATCTTCACCAGCGCTGTCATGATCCACACGCAACCGGTTCTCTTGCTGATCGCGTTTAAGTTCATTGTAAGTTTCACGCAATACTTTTGCTTCTTCGGAAGTAACAAAAGGATTGATATCACCTTCTGGCGCTTTATAATCCAAACCAAACCATGAACCTTTGGATTTAATTCGGGATTGTCCCTGCGCTGGTGTAATCTGCCAGATTTGCGACCAAAGAGGCGCTTGAACCTTTTTACGCTGCCCATTCGACAATTCAGTTACAATCGTCCGGCGCATACAGGCATTGATGAAAGCCTTTCCCTGCATGTATTCACCGCGTGAAAACGAAATCGCAATGATTTGTCCGGCCAATTCATGTTCACCATAAATTGCACCGATAAAATTCAAATGCTCAACCCACTTGAAATACTTCTTATCCTTTTCGTTTAACTTCTCATCTCCCGGATACAATTCAATCCTATCATCAGGATTTTTACTTGTGGCGCGTTTCGCCAGCGCTGAAGTAGGATCATAAGAACGGTCAATGATAACACGTTGTTCAGGGTCTTTTCGGTCTGCCCACTTGCAAAACTCCGGAATAAATACATAAGGATTGAACAGGAATGATTGATCCTGTTTTGCAACCAATGAATCACCCGGACGCAAAATTGCTGATCCTTCACCAAACTGCTTCTTCAAATCTTGTGAAGTTTGACCTTGAATTACCTTAATACGTGGGATAATTCGATACCCACCCATCAAAGCTAATGAATCATCCTGTTCTGCATACTCTGCAAGAAATGATGGATTTACACGTGTAATATCCGTTGATTCTTCTGTACGATCTGCTTTCATCTTTGCCATAACACTATCCTCTTTTTTAGCGCACATTTTTAATAGTACGAAACGACGCGCTATTTCAATTCGTACTTAAACTCAGTTAATGTTTTCGTCTGTACGTTACCTTAGCTACTTCCCATTTCTTAGTAATACCCGGTGGAAGTGGTTTACCAGATTCATTACAAAGTTGAATATATTCTTGGAATTTATTCCAATCAATTTTCAACATTCCAGTATCTAACAGCAATTGATCTTTCACCCCTAAATGTGTCAACACCATAGTATATTCTGGTGTACCGTTTAAGGGGCATTGTGCAACTTCTTGAATCTCACAATTTGCAGTTGCTAATACACCTTTTGGTTCTACTAAAACATTACCCAATTCTATACTACGCTTTGCAACATTATGACAAAGTATCTTTGCCAATAATTCTAACATTGCATTACAATCTTTTCTCATTTCATCAGCGCGAACGCTTAATTCACGATAAAGAAAACCGATATCTACTAAATCAGATAAGTCGGTTTCATTCTTCTTAATAAAAGAAGATACTTTACTTCTGATTTCTATGAAGTTCAAACGAGACTGTTCAAACTTAGTAAATAAAGCTTGTACTTCTCTACCAATTTCAGAAGTACAGGGACGCGACGCAACGGGTTTAATATCAGCCATATTCTACCTTACTTTCTCTAACTTTATTTAAGAATTTCAGTAAACGAACCGTCGATTTCTTTAACTGTATAAGATGTTTCTTCATTTCTCCTACTATGAAGAATCATTTTGATATTTGAGGATGTTGAATGAAATACTACAGTCAACATATAAGCTAAAACTAATACTCTACCATACATCAAAACATAATCAGTATCAGCATCATAATTATAATGCTCTAATTTCTCCGCAATCAATGACATTGATGTATTAGGATCAAACGGACTTAGCATAACAGGACATAAAATTTTTAACTCTCCAAAATTTTTAACTTCATTTTCGATTAAGTTAAAATTGATTTCTCGTCCATTTGACTTTAAAGGTAATGGTTCAGGAATAAATACTCTTGATTCTAAACTTTTATCCATTTTGAAATCCTACTAACGCATTTAAAATCTGTCTTACATCTTGAATAGTAGCTGCATCCGCTTGCTTTTTAAGCAGCTTGTTACGAATTTCTTCATCAACTGTACCGGGTACGATAATATCTGTAATTCGCAATGACGGGCAACGAGAACCTCGTCTATGCGCGCGATCTTTTGCTTGTTGCCGTAAAACCGCTCGCCAATTGGACGACATAAAAAACATATGATCTACATAACGATTATGTGAATCAGGGTTTTCTCTATCATAACCTAGAAAATTAACTCCTTCACCACTACTTTGCGCATTACCGATAAATACATCACAATTTTCATCACAATTTAATTTTTGTTCTGCATCCCTTGCTGTAGGTACTCTAAAATCAATATCACACATACGATGATAGCCTACATGATTAATTCCTGCTTTTTTCAACTCTTGGCTAAGTATTCGTATATCTTCAACAAAACATGCCCATATAACTTTTTTACCTAGTTTATCATTATACAAATCTTCTTTGATACTATCAATTATCACTTTCACCTTTGGATTAACTTCATCTATTTGAATTACTTCTTTAGCAGAAATCAAATCCATAGTATCTTGATTGTAAATAGGATCAAGAGTATAAAATCCGCTGGTTATCTGCGCCAACCGCATTAACTTAGTTAATACATGTTCAGCGGTCATTGTTTTTTTACCAGATTGAATCAAAGATAAATCTTGTTCAATCTCTAACATAACAGTCTTTAACAAAGTTTGATATGCTTTCGACTGTTTTGACGACATTTCAATTTCAATAACATCTTCTAATTTATCAGGCAATTGTAGATTAGCCTCTTGCTTTGTTACCATGTAACAAAGCCGGGTTAATCTCTCTTGCAGTAAAGGAACATTTTGATATGAAACTAGATGTTCCCGACCGGCAGTATCATAAGATTCTTCAAATACCCCATAGAAGTTTCGAAAATTATCGTATTTTTTAAATCCAGATAACCCTTTCCCCATAAATTCAAGTTGCGTCCACAAATCAAGTAAACTATTTGGAATTGGTGTACCAGTTAATTCAATACGTGATTTAACATTCGGTAGTTCCACATACTCCCTAAGCGCTTTCCAACGTTTTGTAGACGGTTGCTTAAAATTATGCGCTTCATCTACAACTACAATATCCCACGGAATAGACTGCAAAACTTCTTCTCTACCTAGTGTATCCATTCCAATGATTGTAGCGCTCCAACTACAATCTGTTTCTTGCCGAATTGAGTCGTAGATTGTTTTTTGACGACGTAATGAATCTCCGCGGACAACTGCACATTTACCGGGTAGTGTCGCAAAACGATTAAATTCAGATTGCCAGTTATATCGAACCTGATTTGGACAGACGATTAATGCGCGATACATTACTTTAGAATTACCTAATAATCCTTTTTGTTTCATTCGCGCTTCTGTCATCATCCGCGCAATTGATGTTGCAGTCTTACCTGTTCCCGGTTCCATCCACAAACCAGAACCATCAACTTTTAATAACAATCCAACTGCTGCTTTTTGATACGGCGCTAATGGTAATTCTGGATGGTCTATAAATTCATCAGGAAGTGAAGGTAATACACCTTCAACCTTAAATCGCGCTACGTTCGCTGCAAATTTGGTTTGTTTGTATAACCGTAACAAAAGAAAATCGTACAATAATTTTGCGTCGTCACTGAAATGAAGTTGAAACGGTTTCCAAGCGTGTTGAATAATTAATGCCGAAAAATCTGTACCTGCTAATTTCCAGCCATTATTATTGTTTTTTAAAACTTCTCTTTCGGGTACTTTTCTTACCCAATTCTTCGCGTTATAAGGTAATAAATTATTCTTAGGATAATACCACTTATCGCCAAGTTGAATTTTGTGCGCTTCGTAAAATGAATGATTGTTTGCGCTTAATGGATTGTGCATCCACGTATCTTTTGGATATCCGCAACGGCATAATTTGCCATCATCATTTTCATCAACTGCAAATAATTCAAAAGGTTCGACTATAAAATCTTCACCTGATTCATCCAGTTCAATATTACAGACAATGTTATCTGCTAATTCTGGAAATTCAAAAAGTGTTTTTGTTGCGGTGCATAATGGTTCTAAAACCATATGATTTGTGTGTGTTGAATCTTTTATTAATTCAGTGATTGAAATCGACATAAAATTACCTATCAAAATTTGACTGTATCACAACTATCATTGAATAGTTCACTTTACTTGTTTATTAACCCGTTGTCAAGAAAATTTTCCGGTTTTATCTGTAAGTAACCGATAGGTGTCGGCTACTCTATCTCTGTATCGTCTTTTGATTGTTTTTAACGTTTAAGGTTTCGCATGTTAAAAATACCTGATGGTCTGCCGGAACTTTCGCTATATCTTCTTCTCTTTCTAAAACAGGGTATATAGGAGTATTGTATTTGTATTGTATATATAAGTATATATTCCATAAGAACTTAAGGAAATTCACGGTAAATTTACAGCACTTACAATCACTGGAAATCTACCGTGAAACTTACCCAGTCTATAAGGTGTTTTCAGAATCCAAAGACAAAACATCAACAAAAGTACCTGATTACTACTAGGTATTTTTAATTGAATACTTCAACGGCTGGAATTGCAATCGGCCTAGTTGGAATGTCATACGGAGATATTGGAGTTATTGTTACAGTGCAAGTATCACCCGGTGTATGACCGTGCCCACTCTGTTCATCAGCAGTCCATAAATAATGAGGGTAATCATCATTATCGTTTATATTAACAGTTACAATGACTTCCTGTCTAAACGGACCTTCCGTCGACGAACCTGAATAAAATCGTACACGATATTTTTCAAATGGATCAAGTCTAGGGCCGTTTTTAGTTTCAAATCTTCGCATTATTGCGCGGCTTTGACGAGTCCACTTAATAAATAAATCATTTGTTAAAGGTTCCTCACTTGGATCGCGCTGAATATCCACAACTGGTAAAGGCGCGGCAGTCTGCCAAATTTCATAACCAGATAGTGATATATCTGTTTCATCCCCTACAAATGATCCATACGGCACCGCACGGATATATGGTGGATAATTATATTCACTATTTGTAAGTTCAATAAAACCTATAGTAGAATTAGTTAAAAGAATAACTCTTTCATCAGCGGAGTGATTTGCTAAAGTGAAATCAGTACCTCTTAACCCTCGCAACAATCCTGTAAGCTTATAAGTTTTCTCGTCAATTAATTCTGCATTCGCAAATGCGATCATTTCAAAATTAACTAACATTCTGTTCAAAGTATTAGACGCATAAACACTAGCTTTAGGATGGCTTTCTAATTTGCCGCTATACATGTACACAACTAATTCTGAAATATCATCCCATTCATCATAAATATCAACAGACTCTAATCCTATAGGATCAATAACTTTTCCCATATGTGCGCGTGACGGCAAAGTTCCGATTTCAACATAGTCAGAACCGCCGGGAGAAGAATATAATTTTCCACCACGATAAGCTACATTACCATCTATTTCACCATCACTATTTTTTGTAGCAATAGCGTAATAAATTCCAAACTTCTGATAGTGTTCAGCCGATAATGCAGCTATTGTAAATAATTCAACATGTAAATCAGGCGCTTCATAAGGTTCAGTATTAGGTGGACGTTTTGGTGGTTGATATGGAAGGTTAGGTTTTCTTAAAGTTTGTATTTGTTCCAAAGTAGCGCGAACTTGAATCAAGTAATTATCACCAATTTGCAGTTCATTAATACGTGAAGAATAAACTTCATCTTTACTTTGAATTAAAAGTAAATCCCCTTCTTCTATATTGATATACTTTGGTGGTAATGTAATTTCTATTTGTCCACGTTCAGCATACTTTGACCACAACATCCTATGTGCAATTGCCCTAGCATCTTCTGCATTCATTACCAACGGAACATCATACGATTCAATAATTGGTAAATTAGAATTGATGATAGGTTCATTAATACTACCCCTACCATAATCAGCTTCTTCATCAATAAAAGAAAAAACAACTCTGCTAGGAAGTTGCCTATCTGCAACTTCTGTTACTGTTATATCTTTAGGTGTTTCTTGGCTAGGTTCATGCGCTGCTAAATCATCTTCTAATACTTCTACGTAGCTACTATCATCACGTTCAAAAAAATGAAGTTTACCGTTACGTTCTTTTGCAAGAATATCGTAGGTTAAAAGAAGAGATTCTATTGCACGATTTGTTTCTTGTGGTCCACTAAGCGCGTACCCTTTAACCTCTTTTGCAGTTAAAGCAGATGTAATAATCCTGTCACCAGAAATACCCGCGCGATATAAAAGACGAGTAATACAACTACCAACTGTTAAAGAACTATGTCCACGAACTAGAAAAGTAAATTGTGGGATTCTATTTCCAAATACACCCATTTGCAGATATTCAAATACTACGTAGGCAGTACCACGAAAAGCTGGTGTAGATTCTTCTGTTTCAAATGATTGGATTAAAGGGTCAGGTTCTTGAGTATCAGTACCCATATAAATAGTCATAGATTCAAACGCTTCTGAATCTTTAATTGGTGTATCACCGGTTATATCATAAATAACTTTACTATCAGCCCATATCTTCATTACGTTGTTAATATCACCTTCGCAAATTGCGATAGCACAATGAATAGAAAAAACTGATGTTGTAACAGTAGATGATTGACCTTTCTTCCCACTACCACTAGAAACTTTCTGTTCGTCTGTACCTTCAAAAATTTGACTACGCCAAATTAAAGTACCTGCAACTCGATTTTGCGGACCAAAGCAAATATTAGTAGGTGAGCCTTCCGAAGCGGTTTGTAATCTAATATCATCTAATCTCGGACCTTGAATATCTGCTTGCTTTTGTTTGAATATAGCAGGATATACAAACATACTATCAACAATACCGCCAACGGCACCACCTAAAGCGCCGCCGATTGCAGCGCCTGTAATTGTCGCACCTAAAAACGAGAATGTTCCAAAAGTTGAACCAACTAATGAACCTGCTGCAAATAATGCAAGAGTAGCCATTTAATCCACCGCTCCCGGTAGTCTGTAAATTGAATGAATTTGTGAACGAATTTTATTGTTGATTCGAATTAGTGTTACTCTATTAATTCCCGGTCTTTGATCGGCATGAATAAGAGTGTTAAATCCACTCATAATGCCGATATGATTAGTATTTTCAAATCTACGTTGCCAGAATAAAACGATTGCACCGGGTTCTAATTCTTCTATTTTCTCACATGACGACTGCAAAGAGTCCAACATCATATGTGAAGATTCTTCACGTGTATAACCTGTATAGTCTTTATGTTTAATGTTGAAGTGGTTTAAGACTCCAACAATAATACCTGCGCAGTCTACTCCACCTTTTTTTAATTCACCTTTCTCGTTGATGTAATTTTTAAGCCTACCTTGATGATGAAAAGGTGTGTCTATCCAAGTTTTCGCTTCTTCTACAATTTCAGATTTTGTCATATTTCACCTATGATTCAATCACCGGTGCGCCGGGTGTCGGAGATTCTAACATTTTATCAGTTCCCGGTATAAAAGGAAAACCACCATAGTTTGTTTGATTACCGAATTTCTCATTACATGTTAAAATTGCTCTATCACACCCTGCAATAGCGCTGAAAGTGTCGCCGGGTAAGATATCTTTATTAGTATCTAATTTCAAAATGAAGTGGCCATCATCTTGTAAATATGAAAATATCTCTGTTTTATAGCCTGCATTATTGCCAGTCAACCAAATTACATAGCCATGTGAAAAATAATGATCCTCTTGAGTATCTAAATCACTGGTAAACGTTGAACGCTTAGGGTCACTAGCAATAACTTCACCAGTAAATGTATAAGGTTCTAAATCTACTTTACATCCTGAATCGCCTAAAACATGCCTACATGTTCTAGTGTATATTCTACCTACTGGTTTTGATAGAAATGAACTAAGGCTACCTAATTTAGCTTGCCACTCATCACCAGAAAATGTAGTATCATTAATCCAGAATACATCATTTCTGAATGCACCCATTGTCATTGTTTTCCAATTAACAATGAAAATATTTACGATTGCGTCTCTATATTTACCCGCTCTTAAATCTTCATGTGTAATCGCGTCTGATTCTAACACTCCAACAAATTCAATATTTCTCTCTCTTAACCCTAACGGTCTTTGTACAGCGGAAGCATTTGCAGAACCTAATGGTAAATATAATTCTTCATTAAAGGTTAATTCAGAATCATGATCGGTCATTCTAATAACAGTACCATCTTTACAGATAATTTTAATTAACTTACAGAAAGTTAAAGCATTACTTTCATCTAAATATTCTTGTTGAATTGTAGTAAGTGGAATTGCCATTATCTTTTCCATCCTTTACCTAAAGAACGTTGTTTGTGTTTACATCCCCATTCAGGCAAATTTTCTTCGTATGCTGCTAAGTTTCGAATAGACTTTTCTTCTTTCGAAACTTTACATCCGCATCGAATACACGCACCCTCTATTTTCGTTTCGTCAAAAGGTTTGAAATTATCACATTCTCTACAAATCTCTATACGTTCGTTCACAATTTCAAGAGAAGTATATTTTCCGAATAATGCAGCTTTCGCGAAACTTGATAATTTCGGTTTAGGTCTACTAATTTCACCGCGACGAATTGCTAATCGCAATGCGGCTAATTCATCATCACGTTGTGTACGTACGTATGGCATTAAACGAGACGCAAATTACCACCATTACTTGATGCAATTCCTAATGATCCCGAACCGGGTGAACCAATGTGCGTATCAAAAGTTCCGATTGGACAAAATGCACCGGTTGCCATTGACCAATAATCACCACCTACGATTGAGCCAACAATAATTACACCGAATCCGGTATGTGTACACGATAAAGTAACATTTCGTGTTTGACCGCCTGAAATATCACTCCCTACCCATTGCAATTTACTAGGGGTTAATTCTAAAGGTATCTCGAAGTTTTTATTTGAATCGTTATTAGTATATTTCAATGTGACTGTTTCACGACATAATTCATTTGAACATGCTTGACAACGTAAACAATCACAACCTTCATCGTCGCAATCTTCAACACTTACTGCATAAACAATTTTATCACCTTCATCTGGTTCGGTTTGTGATACATCACTTGTTTCAGTGACATAAAAACAATCGCCAGATTCCCCATCGCGAAAATACCACGGTAATGATCCAGAAATATCACTTGAAAAAATCCGGCTGGCCACCTGCTCGCCTGTCTCACAGTTAAACACCCCATACCAACCGGGCAGGATAGGCACTGGTGGCGGTTCCTGTGGCGGTGGAGTGCTTCCGTAGTCAGGGGAAGGGTCAGAGCCACCCCCACACGTTACACAGCCGGGAAGGGGGTCTGGATCGCTTCCACCGCCACCTGCTATACCCGGTCCCGGTCCCGGATAATTTTCAGTACCCGGACCATCAATTGAAGGTAATGTTTGAATCAACTGTTTAATTTCAATCAATTTTAGTGATTGAACATTTCCGATATCATAATCTTCTAAAACAATTTGGAAAAACTTATCTGTATCAGGCGCGAAATTAACAGGTACATCAAATAAACATCCAGTCATTACACCAGATAAAGAATTAATAGGTGTAACAACTCCATTTTCATAATTAACAGTGTAATCAACACCTTCAACTAAAACAGTATCACCACTGTAAATTACTACAGACCCTTCAATAGGTTTAAATATTAAACGTCGATGATAATACCCACCATCTTCATACAATTTCTGTAATTGTAAAGTTCCATCTGGATATATATATAACGGATGATCTTTACCGGGAATATCTCTACCATTAATTTTTGTAGAATAATCTAAGTAATCACGAAACCTAAATCCAAAAACAGAACCTTTCCTAGCCATAAAAAAGTTGTACAATTCAATTAATTCATCACGATTAAAAGTTGTACATCTTACGTCATATTCTCGAATCGGGTTTCTAGTTCTAGCTTCACGAATTTCATTCCCTCTACGTGTCATAATCACGTTAGTATCAAAGCGCGGACCGCCTCTAGTACCATAACTTAATCGTTGAGGAAATAAAACTTCATGAAATTGCATTATACTATACCACCTGTTTCATCATTGGTATTAGGGAATGGTGTAACATAGTTTTTATTCAAATTTTCAGCTATCAATTCAACTAACTCTACATTTACGCTACCACTTTCAAATGAATCAATTGAAGCTGACATAGTAAAATTTTCTGCAAATCTAACCGGTACATCAAATACACATCCACAAGTTACTATTATTTCTGGATCAACCGGAGAAGAGAAATTAATTAAACCTTGCGTAGTATCAACTGTAAAACCACTTACTTGAACAATACCATCAAAAGCAACTAATACTGTTCCACCTACTGGTTTAGTAATTGGACGGTAACGAATAAATCCCTGATCGTCTAAATAAGCTTTTTCAATTTGATAATATTGACCGCTCATTCCAATTGGTCTGATTTGCTGATCTAACGCCGTAGGAGCATTTCTTCCATTTTGTGCTGTTGTGTAATCATCTAAATGCTTCAATCTAAAACCAAATAACGGACCACCTCTGCAAAGGTAGAAACGTTGAAGATACGCTATATCATCTAAACTTCTAATTGAATAGCTAATAGAAAACTTACGTTGAGAATATTCCCAACGTGCAAGTCTTGAATTGAATCCACTATCACGTTGAAAAACGCGCGTAGAAAATCCCGGTCCAGTTTTTGAACCAAAACTATAATTATCTTTTATTCTGACTTCATGAAATTCTGCTGGCATTTTAACCACTCACTGCGCGTTGCGCTTCATTTCTGATTTGTACACTGCTTCTACGGAAAGAATCGGCATTAGGTGTGTTAATGTTCCAAGTATGATTATGAACTATAGTATTACCACCACCAGAACCATTAGAACGTACTCCTAATTTCCCGTCACTACCGCGCTCTAAGGGTAAAATTCCTTCCGGACCATTTTCACCCATTAAACCACGTTTCCCGTTGTTAAGATTGAACATAAATGGCGAGTTTACTATACCACCATTTGCAAAAGGTACTACATCCCCATTTTGAAAGATGTTACCATTTGCAGAGGGAATAATTCCGCCAAACATTCCACCTACAGCACTTGTTAATACATTTGCAATAGGTTGAGAAACTAATTGACGTAATAATAAACGTTGAATATCAGAAGCTAAAGAAGCTACAGCCTCTCCAAATGATTTAGCACCTAATATAGCATCATCAAAAGAGTCTGCAAAGGAATCTCCAATCCCTTCCGCTATATTATTAATTTGATTCGAACGTTCAATAACCTTTTGCTGTTCCCTTAATAAAGTTTCATACGCTGCAATAGATTGTGCATCAGGTTCAATACCTAATTCACCATATTGACGACGTTGATTAGAAATTTCCTGTTGTATTGCTAATTCATTACCAAAATACCTACGTTTTAAATCATTATCAAGAATCAGGTTTGCGTTTGAATTTCTTAATTGAACGTCTAAAGCTATTGCTTGTTGTTTGGCTAATTCCGTATTGATTTCTCTTTGTAATTCAAGATATTCTTTCGTATTAGACAACTCACCGCCGGATAACTCTTCTAATTCCTTTGCCATTTCAAGCTGTTCTTTTTGCAACGGATTTAAATAAGCTGCTGCCGTATCTTTCTTAACGTCTTCTAACTTTGATTTTATACGTTGTAAAAATACACCAGTTGCATCAGTATTACCTAATGCAATATCCATTGCCTCATTATTACTGAAACCAGAATTTCGTAATTCATCCATTCTGTTTTTCATTTCAGTAGCAGCATCCGCACCTTTATTTAATGAATCTGCAACATCGTTGATTTTACTTCTTTCTTTATCCCATTCCTGCCACTTTCTACCCATTGCGTATTCACGGCTATTTTCAAAAGCGTTATTTCCACCTTGTCTACCTTTTGTTAATTCACCACCTTTACTACTATCAAAAAAATCTAATATACCATCTTTAGCAATATCTAAAGCAAAAATAGTATCTAAAGCATTCTCTCTAACAGCACCGAAATTATCATGCGCCCATTTACCCAATTCCCAACCAGCGTATGCCGCTGCTACTACCCCTACAGCTTTTGCATGAGAAGTTAATGCAAGTGATGCACCTTTTGCATTGATTCCAATAGACGCAATATAACCAGCAATCTTACTAGCTATTAATAAAGCTGCCATTAATGAAGCATATTTTAACGCTTCACCTAATATTTTTACATCTATGGAAGCTTCTTTAGAATTGTCTGCAAATTCGCTAACTCCGCCAGCATATCGAACAAGTTCTGAAATATACTTTACAAAATTAGCTATATCTCCCGTACTATCTCTTAAATTAAGAACAACAGCTTCAAGAGAAGTTCTCAGGATAGTTATTTGACTATCTAAGGTTTGTAACTGTTTTTCGTGAAGTTCATTTAAATAAGTACCTCTTGCTTGTTCATCACGCGCAGTTTTAATAGCTTCTGCATATAATTTGTAGTTATAAATAAGTGGTTGAATTGTTCTTAAAATACGTTCATCTTTAATACCAATAGCTTCTAAGATTTGAGATACACTACCGCCGGAATTTTTAATATCTGATAACCCTTTTAACAATTGTCCGAAAGCATCAGCGGTATTACTATTCCAAAGTTCTTTTAATTCTTTAGATGAAATACCAGCTACCTTAGCAAGTAAGTCTAATTCCTTACCGCCTTTGATAACTGCTGATTCAATTGTACGCATCACTTTACCGAAAGTGGTAGCGGCTACAGAAGCCTCTGTACCAGCATCAGCAAAAGCAGCGCTAATACCTGCAATATCCGTTGAAGATACTTTAAAGATTGCACCAGCGCGTGCAACTTCTTTAGCCATTGAAGCAATTTTTGCTTCATTGACTGTTGTAGTATCACCTAATCGTAAAATAACACCGGCAAGCGTTCTAACTCCACTTATATCCTCATTTGTAACATTCAAAATTCTAGCTAAACTTGTTGCAGCATCAGCACCTTTTAGACTTGTAGAGGATTTATCTAGCTTAGCAATTGTTTCAGTAAATAATTCAATATTATTTACACCTTCAATACCTAATCTCGCAGCTTCCTGTGAGATTTTTAATAACTCATTTGTAGTAGAAGGAATTGCAGTAGAAAGAGAAATAATTCTCTTTTCAAAATACTCTAAATCAGTAGATGTAAACTTAGCGATTTTATCTACGTTTACAACACCTGTTTCAAAATCTCTTAGAATCTTTAGGATACCTGCAACAGTAATTGAAAGTCCTAAAGAAGTAATTAAGGTTTTTACAGTTGTGGAAAGATTTTTAGTAGTGGTTTCTAATTTACGTATTTCATTAGAAGTATTGTTTACAGCTTTTGAAGCTTGATTTGCACTCTGCTGAACCGTAGTAGTTGCTTGTTGAAAAATAGCTGCGCCAATCTTGGCTTTCATTGCGTCGATAGCTACAGAAAGAACAGCCATTTTAGTTTTTCCTTTTACTGTTTTCTGTATCTTGAAGATATTTCATATAAATAGAATCAAGATACCAAATCCACTTAACATACTCTCGTCTTTCAGACATTACATAAATTTCTAAAAAATCTAAGTAGTTACTGATATCGGTTATATTAATTGGATTAGCTACAAAACCTATTGATCGGGTTCTACTAAGTTCAATAAAAGCATCCCAGTAAATTTCTAAATCAAGATATAGAAGTGGACGGTTTAGCAATACATCAGGAATGCCACCACCGTCCACACTATCTACACTTTTTAGAAATTCTACATTAGGTCCATACTTTAATGACCAAAGTAAAACCTCACTTAGTTTTTTCGGGAATCCTCGTCAAGCTTAGCCTTATACATTTCTCGATTAGTAGAAAAAGCATCTACTAATTCAAGTAATTCTTTATACTCAACAAGAATCTTTTCAGCTAACTCAGGCGAGTATTTTAATTCCTTCCCGTTTTCATCTTGCAGATTACGCCAATCTAAAAGAATCGTTCGTGAAATTGCTTTAATTCTTGCTTCACGAATAATTTCCATCCTTCGAGGATTACTATCTTGAAGGATACGTAATTCACTAGAAGAAGCTAAAAGAATTTTAGATACTTCTTTTTGGTAACTAGAGTTATCAGCGCGTGCAAGTTTTAATTGTACACCTTCGCCAACATCAACCCAAACACCTTCAATTTCAGAAGTTTGTTCTTTGAACTTAGATAACTTCATTCTATCTCCAATATAATAAATAGAAACTAACAATAACTACAAATTATTAATTAAGCAGGAAACCTAGCAATTCGAATGGTAACACCTTCCGTTGCGTGTCGTTTTGCAGTGAAAGATAAGTCTGCAATAATATCTGTATTGATACCACTACTTAACCTACTTCCATCAGTAAGTTTTACTGATGGAAATTCAACCACGTAGCCATTACGTGAAGAATCCCACATTGCAATAGCTAATGAAGTATCAGAGAAAGAAAGATACTTATTATACAATGCAGCGGTTCTAAAAAAGGCACGTAAACTGCCTGTGATAGAAATCGTACCATCCCCTACGCCAATAGCCTGTAAACTTCCTAGATTCATTTGCTGACGCGCGTTATTGCTTGCACTAAAAGAAAATTCCCTTACTGGAAACAAAGCGCCGTTTTCAATAAACCCAGCAATACCATCAGTTGAACTAATTACATCAGTAGTAGAAGCTGATGTATATGATCCACCTAATGCAGCAGTTGTAGATGATTCCCTTGTACCTACAAAACCAAAACTTCCAGTCATAATTGAATTAACAGCTACGTTTAAATTAAGTTGATTAGCTATTTGACCATTATAAACAGCATAAGTATCAACTAAATCTTGAAAAGTCTTTTCAATTACGTATGAAGTGCAATTCAACCCGTTTACTAATTGACCACCCATAATTACAGAGATAGAAGCGCCAGCGCTTTCATCTACAATAATCTTACCTGATACAGTTAGTTTACCATTAGCCTTAGTAAGAATCTTATAGAATCCATTGTTATTTGTAGAACCAGTTACGCGAACCCATTGATTTGCCACAAAACTACCAAATCCGTTACCCGAATCGTTGATAGAATTATCACTTGCTACAAAGCTAACTGTAGTAGCAGCGGTTACAGAAACAGGGCTACTCCAACCGGCAGAATACATTACACCCTTTAATAATCCATCAAACGAACCATAAGACATTTCAATATTAATTGAACCGTCTGTATTAATTCCATTTCGAATGATACCGGCAATCTGCCTATCATCACGAATTTCATTTGAAGTTTGGGTTTGTGTAGTCTGTTTCAAACTTTCGCTTGTATAGCGAAGATTCTGCATCGTCGGCGATGCAGGTGAAACGTCAAATACACTTTCTTCGGCATACGCTAAACGAACGCGATTTGCCGCTGATCCTGCTGTTCCACATGACATAGTATTATTCCTTATTCATCAAAGTAAAACGGGCAATTCACATTCATTTGATATTCACCTTCAAACGTTCCCACACGGAATTGTGAAGGTGAAGTAAAAACTATATTTGCAATCGACACACCACGAAAATTTTCTTTGATCTTATCTATCAACTGTAAATGTCTTGCATCACCTTTTCCGGTAGGTCCAAATAATTGAACTACCATCACACCCGGATTGCGAAATTTGTTGCCGTCTCCTAATTCAACTTGTGCTGATGCACCTGTTAGAATACTTATTTTTGCGTAATAAGTATTGTTTGGTTTATCAAATTTTTGATTATCATAAAACGATGGTAATTTATTAGGAACAGCAACTAAAGTCTCAAATCTTTTACGGATTAGATTGCATTCCTTTTCCATACGTTTCACGCTGATCTTTAGGCACTTCGTACATAGTAAAAGAAAATACTACCGGCATAATGTTTTCTGGTACTGGCATTTGGTTTATTTCTTCTACTGTGATTGCCACCATACCATTCGGCGCTTGTTTACTATGACCATGTTCTAAGTAATAAGTATAAAAAACATTATTGTAAATGTAAATTATATCAAATTCCTTAATCTCTTGCAGTTTCTTCATTCCTTCTATTAAAGGATCGTCTAACCAAATATCAGTAGTTACATCACTTATTCCAATTTGCCAACTACTTCTAGCCCTACCTGTATCAACAGGTGTTTTTAATACCAATCTTCTCAACGTTTCAAAAGCTATATATTTTACATAGTTTACAGTACGTTGATTTATATCTGCTGCTTCTATTTTCAAGTTTGCAGTAAACTCATTGATATTAGTAACATCCTCATCCATTAGTCGTTTAAGAATAATTGATAAACAGGAATCCATTCACCAGAGGAAATAGTACCTACTTTTGTGATAGTATAGATTTTATTTTGATATTTCAATCGCATATCTAAAGTAATCTCTGGTATATTATCCGCTTTTACATAACACATAAATTTTGATCTAGGTATATTATCAATACCATCTAACCGCAAACCCTGCAAAATTCCATCAAATGGGGAAGTCATTTGTTTTGCTTCTTTGTCGATTATTGGCGACATTCTGCAAGCAAATGATTCTACCCTTTTAATTTCTCTATTCCTGCCTTCATCAGGAACATATCTATCAAGTGTTGGCGGTATAATTTCACCATTCACTCCGAATTTAGACATTAAACGAGAAACCATTTCTCGTATTCTTAAATCCATTTTAGTAGGCATTAGCTTCTCTCTAATGAATATCCATTATTTGTACTAACACCTAATAAACGATTTAAATAATACTCTACAGTAGTGAATTTAGCATACTGACTTTTTCCACCAATATAAACAATTTCACTTTCTAACGGTCCTACTTTATCGCGTTCACTTTTGATTATACCAGTAAAATCTAAATTAGGCATTAAATCTTGTGTTTGTGCAATTAAAGCCGCTTCTGCTGTTGCACGTTGTAAATCAATTGGAACGATATTTGAATCAAATTGATAACCGTTATAATCAAAAGCTTGTATTCTTGGCCATGCCAAACCCTGTTCATTTGACATTACAATACCGCTAAACCTAGACCCCCAAACTAAATCTATAAAACGTGTACCTTTTCTTAAGTCCAATTCTTTCTGATTTAAAGATAGAGTTGACCATAATGAATTGCCATATTTGGAATGGTAATCATCGGCGAAAGCTACCGTTGCATAGCTTTCAGCCGATGATATACCTGATCCATCTTCGACAATTAATGCCATTATGATTAAGCAGTAAGAGCATCAATGATATCTTGTTTCTTTGCACCAGAAACAATATCAATATTACGTTGTGCTGCCAATTCCTTTAATTGTGCAACAGTCATGCTATAATAATCTTCCTGATTATTTTTAGCTTTTTCAACTTCCTGATCCAATGGCTTACCGTCTGTTGTAGTATCTACAACAGGTTGCGTAGACGTTCCAGTTTGCAATTCTGCAGCGCTTTGTCCATGCAAACGAACAGATTGATCGTTTGCATGTGCATTTGCATTAATCATATCTGCATTCATGGAACGATCTAACTTACTCTTATCAATAGTTCCTGTTGCAGTGAAATTATTAGGATTTGGTGAATCTTCGGAAGGTTTTGGTTGACCGGTAGTAACATCTTCTACTACTTCATATTCGAAAGGCGGATTTTTGTAGCGCTTAACATCTTTCTTCGCTACAACTACTAAACCACCGGGACCACGCATCGTTACGGTTTCTTCTAAAGTAACTTCTGACATTGCTAACTCCTAAGTAAAAGGAAAGAAAAATCTTCATACTCGATTAAGAATATGAAGATTAAAGTCTTAGGGTTTAGCCAATTAATCGAACAGCCAATTCTGGCCGAACTAATGAACTTCCCCATAAAATATCAAATTCCCACGTAACTTGTTTGTGCTGCCTTGAAACTTCCAAGCGCAGTACAATACCCGTCATAGGGTCTTGATAGGATTGAATAATAGAACCACCGATACTATTCAGTAACGCATTTTCGCTTTGCAACGAACGCATTGCAAAACCAAACGCATCACGATGATACGCCATATTAACCACGTGTGAAGCCATGATTGTAATGACTTCATCATCAATTACTGGCGCGCGAAGCGGTGGATAAATCATCAAACCTGAAACAGCATTTGATCCAAGCGTATATGCACCGTTGGAATAATTACCGCTTGCTGGATTTGCGATAACAGTATAAGTTTGCGAATGACCTGCAAACTTAATGATATCACCTAAAACAAGAGTGCCAGTAGCAGTAGATGCAGCACCCTTATCTACGTTTAAAGCAGAAGTACCAGCAGCATAACCACCGCTGTTATTAACTGCTAATTCGCGTGCACTGGAGTTATTAATTACAGTACCAGCGGTATGGGTTAATACACCAGCAGTACCATACCAATCAATTCCCATAACACGACCGATATCACCTTGCAAACGATTTTCACGTGTACCAGTTTTATCAGCTTCATGGAAAGTTGCCAATTCCATTGCAGCGGCTTCCGCTGTATAATTAAGAATTGCGCTACGGTTTTCATCAGGCGAATTTTCACTGTTAAGAATGCGCATTGCATTCGTAGCAGGTTTCACACCGTAATTAGGATTAGAAGTATTAGTATCAGCAAATGGTGTAGTACCCGGAGTACCCCACACATTAAAGATACCGTTTGTTGGACCTTTATAATTACTCACGATTTGAGTATTAACAGCAGCAGCTAATCCATTTAATGCCGACTGCATTTGCATCGGCAAGAAATGTTCTTTGCTATCAATTTCGGCGAGTTCTTTATCAGTCAAGTGAATTGGATCATTCTGTTTCCACTGATCCAAACGAATTTCAGCTTGTGATAAAGTTAAATCTACGTTATTCGGCTTTACAGGGCCGGGAGTAACATCCCGCACACCAACATTAGCCGCAATAGGGATATTAATTACTGTACCTTTTTTCGTAGCTTCTTTGCTGTAATCCGAATTGATTGTACGTGGTACAACAAACTTAGGGCGAAGAAGCATTAAGCCACGTGCGATAATCTTCGGCATGATTGCGGATAAGTCATTTGCCATTTGCGCTGCTCCAATGAGAAAAGTGTTAGGAATTTCCACATATTCCCACGCCATCCCAGCGCGTCCGGTATCCCACCGAAAAGATATGTTGTAAGACTGAACTATATGAAAACATACCTGCAAAGTCAATTGCAGGTATGTTGAGTTTTAATTAGACTACGTTTACTTTACCTGATGCAATCCCCTCTAGATTATTTTCAATAGCGTTTGCATCATCCTTAGATACTTTCGACGTAGAATTAGTAGCAGTGGTTTTTCTTTGATTTGGACCACCACCGCCAGAGCCAGTAGTCCCTGTTGCTTCGAAAGCAACTGCAAATTCTTCATTTGCTTTATATTCAGAAACTAATTCCTGAATAGTCATTAAATTACCGGAATTATTTACTCGTTCATTTCCAGCTTCATCCACCACGGATGGTACACGTATACCATTTACGTTTTTCATCTTAACATGTGCGCGAAGATGCGGACTAAGAATATTTACTTTACCTTTTTCAGCAATAACAGCTTTAGTGATTGCATCATCAATTAAATGCTTCTGCAATTGCTTTTCTACCGAATTAAATTCGGTATCTTTTGCATCTAATTCTTTTTTATGTTTGGTTACTAAATCAGCAGTTCTAGCCTTCATCATTTGTTCGACTTTTTCGTCTGGCTTCCAGTTTTTAACCTCATCTAATTTTGTTAAAGCTTCTTTAGCTGCTTCGGGGTCTTCAATACCTTCAAACTTTTTAAGTGCGTTAACAGCGATTTCTCTTTCTTTACGTTCTTTCATCAAAGAAGATTTCAATCCGCCAACATCTTCTAATGCGACAGTACCGACAGGAGTAACGTCAAGGATAAATTTACCCTTACCGTTATCCTTATATTCTTTTGCAATATCTTCGGACAATCCATCCAAACTATCTACAATTGCTGGTAACGACATAAACCTAATCCTGCTTTCTCAATAAGACACGTAATTGTGAAAGGGTCAACGTTTTTCCCTTATCATTTACAAATTTATCAGCAGCTATTTTTCCTGATCGGAATAACTCTGCTCTTTCTTTTCCTAATACTCTATCTTGAAATTGATTCGATTGCGATTTTAACCAATCTTTATATTTGATATTTGCAGCTACTTGACCATTAAAGGAAGCACGAGTACCTACCGGAAGTTTATAATCTTCATCTTTAGTAAATCCCATTTCCTGTAGAGATTTCATAACAGGAATGGTAGTTGATCGGCAATTCCAATGCAGTGGTGGTATCGGACCTTCACCGATATTATATACATTACCATCTTCCGAAATACAAATCAATGTTGTTCTATCGTCTAAAGTAGCGACGAATTGCCAACCTTTGAACAATTCTTTGTTAGCTTTATAAGTTTCTACTCTAGCTTGATTTGTTACATGTGATGCAGCAGTTCTTACAATAGCTTCAACATTTCGTCTAGGAATATTTAATACGCTATCCTTATACTGATTTTTTCGTGTTCCTATTAACCTACGTGTTAATTCAGGAATCGTCTCCCCTTTTGCTAAACCAATATTTAAAGTAGCTTGAACTTTCGATTGAATTTCAGCAGTTAAACCACTAAACCATTTTGATAATAACTTACCTTGCATAGGTTTTGAAGTTATTATCGTATTGAGAAATTGTGGTGAAGGTGCAATACCTTTTCCAATTTCAATAGGAATAATTCTACTAAGTGTAGATACCTGCCAATCGGTTTCTATATTAATTAAATCTTCTAATTCTTTTGTGATTTTTTTCGAAACTTTTTTAATACCATTTTTAAGTGTTTTCTTCGTTTCAGATATTGAACCTGAAATACTTTTGTTAGCCTCAAGACGTGTTTTACTTCCACTTCGTTCAATTTTTTGTAATATTTCTTCCCATTTTTTAACATAGGAATTTAACACCAGAACATTAAAATTCTTTACTGATTCTTGAACTAATTTATTTTTATATAATTCCAATAGAATCATATACCTTATTGCTAACCATGCAAATAAGGTAGTAGAATTTTTTTCTTCTTTTTGATTATCAATAAATTCTTCTGCCATTACTCTTCAATTTTAGTAGGGTCATTAGTAGGGTCATTAGTATGTTTATTAATAGGATCGTCATTATCGTCTAATCCTAATGATCCTAAAGACGGACCTTCCAATTTAATAGCTGCTAATTCTTCATCAATATCAATATTAGAAGATAAAACCCCTCGTCTCTTTAGTTCTAATAGGTAAGTTTTTTGGGTTAAATCACCAGCTTGTCTAGCGGTTTCAATTGCAGATATTTCTGTTGCGTTATTAAGTTCAGCGATAAAATCTGCAAATACTTCAACTTTGAAATCATCTGGTAATTCGACATTCAACCATTTTGCAGCCATCCCATATAATTCATGTATGAAAATCTGCAAATCAATAATCCAAGTCTGAATACGTGTTACTGATCTACCTTCATCAATTGCTTTACCAGTAGCGGTAGAATTTTGCGACCGTTCAACTAACGGTTGCATCCCTAGCATTTCCATTTTCTTTTCTAATGCTTCTAAATCTTCCGCACCGGCTTTAATGGCGCTGCCGCTATATTCGACAATATCCATTCCAGCTTGTTCATTAGACGCTAATAAAACTTGGCTAGGTCCAATAGAAAAATTCTGACTTGTAAATTCCTCATTGGACATACCTTTTACAAATATAGTACCGCAACGCGCAAATCGAAGTATACTACGCTGATCGCTACTACTCTGCCAGTGGCACAAATTAGTCCAAGCTAACTCTATTAAAGCAGGCCGTCCAGTCATGAATCCAGTTTTATTAGTATAGAAAGCTTTAATAGGTATACCGTCTGGATAGCTATGTTTACCTTTCTTTGTCTGAACATATACAGACTCATTCTTTTCGGAAGGCTCCCAAATTTCCCAACTATCTATATTCCAAACTTTAACAATTTTAACCAGTTTTTCTCCATATCTACCACTATCAACAATGGTATTTTCAAAATATCTTACTTGCGTAACTTTTACTGATCCATCTGGATTAGTTGTAGTACGCCATCCAATTAATTGAACAGGATCAAGATAAATGAAGTAAGGGCGAGCGCCGATAGAATTTTCATCAGCAAGGGTAGCAGTTTCAGAAATAGAAGGAAAATCACAGATAACGTAAGTTAACCCTCTATCAATAGCGTTATATAAAGAGGATTTAAAAAATCCTGTAATATTTGTTCCAAGTTTATCGCAATTCTTTTCGATTAACTGTAAACGTTTATCTAATTTTTGACTATTAGTAAGTGTGATAGGTTGAGTGAAAGGTTTTGAACTTAATTTATCAACAGTATCGGCATATCCATTATATAAAAATGATCTTGCCACTCGATTACTATATGACACATCTAATTCTTTAGGTTCTTGTGGTAAGTATTCTCGGCCTTTATTGCGCATAGCAATGGTTCCGCCCATTAATGCTATAGGCAATTCCCATTCAAAGGCCATATCATCATATGTTGAAGTAGTATCATTTACTTTATTATGATCTTTTTCTTTACTCATTTGTATTACTCAAAAGTAACTTCACCACGTTCAACAGTCCACTCAGTTTCATCATCAATTTTTGTGCCGATTACTTCATAATCATAAATGCCATCAGCATCAATTGTATCATCACCATCAACATTTAAGTAAATTCCTCTCCCTTCACCTGTCGCTATAATAATGGTTGCAGTACCATTTATAACATCAGGAGATTCTTCATCTAGATTTTCTTCTTTCTTCTTAAATGTATATGTCCATACATACAGTGATAAATCTAAAGGAAATTCTCCACCTTTATCTACAGTAACAGGAAATTTACGTAAAGTAGACGAATATGTATCACCTGCAATAACCGTCCTACGACCGTACTGCATAGTGGGCATTGTGTAGATAATGCCGTCGGTTAACGTTCTAGGTCTAAAATTCCATACTGCTGCTGGTATGGAATTGATTATAGTAGTTATAGCTGATAAATCAACATCGACTAAAGTAGAATCAAATTGCCCGTTCAATCCTGCAACTGGTACATCGTCAATGAACCAATTATAATAACCACTATCTTCTGGATTTATTTCATTAACAATCGCTGCATAAAGTAGACCATCTTCATCAACGATTATACCTTCGGATTCACCTACTATTTCAAAAGCATTATTATAAGCTTTTATAGTAAGAGTTCCATTTGTAGGTGAAATTAATCCGGCTGAAAATGGTCTAGCCATTGTTATTCCTTATTAATTGTATCTAACTTTTCTTTTTCAGCTTTTTCTTCTTGTAAAAGCTGTTGATATTTTTGCTCTAATTTTAGTAAGTGTTTTTCACTGTTGATTTTTTCTTCTTCTAAAAGTTGTATATTGTTTTTTAATTCATTTTGTTTTCTAGCAATTTGAATAATAAAGTGTGATGTATTTCCAATTTCTTTTTCAATATCGGTACGTTTTGTTGATTCTTTCTTAGACATTATACATTTCCTTAATTAAATAATACCTTTTTGTTTAGCTAAGTTGATAATTAATGAAGTCATTTCTTTTAAGTATCCACTTATAATAGGATCATTATTAAATTCTTCTACTAAATTATCAATTGACCAATTTACGTTATGACCTTGCAACCATTCACAATTACCATTTTCATCCCTTGCTACTAACCCTAAATTGATATTAACCGCTATAGGTGTACTATCATTAGGATTTTCTTTAACTACACTGAAATTTTTAACTTTGATTTCTTTATATTCTTTTTGAGTAATAATAATAGGGTTATCAGTTATAATTATATTTTGAGTATTTTCTGACATTTTAACTCCTTAATTGTCAAGTTGTTTCCATGATCCATTATAACCATAGAAATGATTATCTGATGTATTATAGTAAATTTGTCCTAATGTACCACCGGGTGCAGATGAAAGATTACCCACCATTATAACGCCATTAGTATTTACTGTAAATTTATCAACACCACTAATCTGACCTTTCATAAAAAATTGATCGCCAGAACCGATAGCATCTTCGATTCGGTTGATAACGAAATCAATATTTGTTGCGTTACCGCTTAATTGCTTGTATCTACGATTGATTCTTAAAACAACATTAGTTCCACTTGTTTGAGAAGAGAATCCTGATGTTGAATTACCAGCGTCGCCGATGGTCATTAAAGTTGTATTAGTTGTTTGATGTCTATCATAGTTTAATCTTATCGTACCATTATGTCCAGTATTAGAGATATTTCCACTAAAAAAGAAACTGCCTATAACCGCGTTCGAAGCGGTTATATCTCTACAAGTTGCGTTGCCGTTATTTAGTACCGTAAAACGATCTACGCCGGATTGTTGCAAGCGTAAGAAATAATGATTACCTGTTAACGTTCCGCTTTCGGTTCTATTAACGAAGATATCATTTGAATTTGCAGCAGAATTATACGTTGGTGTTAAACTCAATCCATTAAATGTTCCGGATGTATGCGAAATTGTACCATTTAAAGCATTGATTGCGGTGTTTGCTGCTGTAAAACTTCGATGTTGCAAACCAAGAGCAGTATTATCTGCCTGTGCGGTTAATGTAGGGGCATAGATATTTGATAGGAAATGGCTGATGCCGGAAACAATCAATCTACTTCCAGTTGGTGTTGTACCAATACCAATATTGCCAGAATTATCAACATGTATACGTGCAGTACCACCTGTTACTAGTGCAAGATAGTCTGCCGACACTCGATAAAGACCTGTATTTGTATCTGATATAAAAGCAAAAGATGGAAGCGAAACAGTTCCGTCACTTGTTAAAATTGAGGCCGAATTATTTAATGTCCCATCTGCTTTTAATTCAAGTAAATTTGCTCCACTAGAATTAGCTGTTTTTACTGCAAAACTGCTTCTACTATTCTCAATATTGTAAACCGAAAGTTCCGCTGAATGATGACTTAATTGATTGTTTGGAGTATTACCGACATATTTAACACCTGATGTATAAAATCCAAATCCAATCGAGTAACCGATAAATTCAGCGGTGTTTGTACCTGAACGATATTCCAAACCAGCTCTCAATAGTGAGTTTTGGAAAAGCTGAATACCACCTTCATGCACTCGTGAATAAGTGGTGTTTGCAGAATTTCCTACTCTCATAGCATCAACAATGTGTAGCTTCTCTGATGTTAAATTTGTCCCTATAGAAATTTGATCTAAAGAAACTAAACTACCACCTGTAATATTTACATTATTTGAATTTTGAGAAGCTATTGATCCGGCATTAGAGATTGTTGATAAAGTTTGTGTACCAGTATGATTTATTCGATCCAAAAGATAAGAATCGGAAGAATTAGCGCTAGCACCAACTTCAATACCATTAAGTTTTGTTCTTTCTGTTGCTAAAAATACTTTATTAGTTGTTCCATCAATTAGAGTGTCAGCAGATTGAGTACCAGTATGATTTGAACGATCCAATAAAAAATCATCATCTTCATTAGCAGTAGCACCGGGAGTAATGCCTGCAAGTTTATCTCTTTCTAATGTTGTAAATACTTTACTTGTTATTCCATTAATTAAAGTATCTGTACTTTGAGTACCGGTATGATTTGACCTATTCGTTGCATAAGTAGATAAACTATTTAATAATCCATCAACACTTGAACCAGTATAGTAATTACCAGTAGATTCATAAGCCATTGAACCTAATGAACTACTAAGATTATTAACTAAAGTATTTACTTGCGACGAACTTAAAACATCTAAATTTGAACGTGATGTTGCTTTATTTGATAATCCAGCCAGATTATCAGATTTCAGAAGATAGTCAGATAGCAGACTATGCTTGTATTTCGATTCTGAACTATTCCATGTTAAAACTCCGCCATTAACCGGCGGAGTCTCAACATCTAATAATTCTTGAATACGGCTTACAATCTGCTGACTATGCTTCATTATTGTCTGCCGATTAAAGGATCGCGTACAGGAGATTTAGTAAAATCTACTGATGATTCGATAGTATTATCGCTTTGAGTGATAACGCTACCGCCGTCGTTAAAGATAGGCGCTCCCCAACCACCCATTTTTGGCAAGATACCTTTAATTGTATTTTTAGTCAAGTTTGCTTTTGTTTTAACAGAATCACTATGGCCACTTAAAACAGACAATCCACAAATGAAGTTACCATAAATTTCATTTTCAGTAGCTACTAAGGTTCTACCTGCAACTTCAATTGCCATTCCTAAACGGTCGGCATCGACGTTGATATTGTTTGGTGAATCACCAATTACAATATTCTGTTTAACAACTACATTATCAGTCTCAACAGTTGCAATAGATAACCCAAATACAGTAGGGCCAACTACCATACCATTAGACTTAACCCACGGTTTATGGTAGTAATTTTGCAGTACATAACAATCTTTACCGCCTTCCTGTAATTCTATACCAATTCTACGGATACCACGGAAATAGTTGCGATATACAAATATTTGAGAATCTCCACCAATTCTTGAAAAGAAGTGGATACCTTCACTACTATTAAGAAAATCATTATGTGTGATTCTAACTTCTTTAAAATCATCAGCGCTTTTCCAATTACCAGCGGCAATAGCTGCATCACCATTAGGGCCAAGAAAAGTATTATTGATGATATTGATATTTTCGTTACGACCGATTAATCGAATTGAATGTCCTGTACCCCAACCACCGGTAGGAGTAGTAAATGTACAGTTTTGAATCCAAACGTTTTTAGCTTTGTTAAGTGTCAACATTTGATTGTTGACAATAGCATTTTGTAATACAACACCACGACCAGCATTAATTTCTTTTTGTGCAGTGTTTACATTATCCGTAACTACATATGTTGCATTAACAGCCGGTAATTTAGTCCACTCTGGTAAATTTAGTGTCCAAGTAGGGGGGATAGGATTAATTACTGGCGAAAGATGAATAACACGTTGAATATCAAATACAGTTACAAAATACTCCCAATTAGGCGTACCTTGCAAAGTAAACGAATCTTGACCAATTTCAATAAAAGGTGAACCTACTTCACCAGCTTTAGTAGAAATAACTACTTTCACTAAAGTAGTAGCTGGTCGGTTTAACTTCACTACAAATTGAGAAGATTCAATTTCGGTTAGTGAAAAATCGTCTGGTGGTACAGGTTGAGTAGTATTACCCTCACCCTCATTATTGTTTTCATCATTACTTTTTTCAGCAGTGATAATTACTCTATCACCTTCCTTTAAAGTAATGATATAATCACCTGCAAAACTAGCTGTAACCAGCGCAGAAATTCCACACAGTAAGATAAACGATAAAAGTTTAAACGTCTGATTCATATGGATAGCTACCTTTCTGTAGTCTCTGTTTAATTTGATACTCTGCATCTTCTTTGATTTCTTTTTCATCTTCGTCGGTCTGTTGTTTAATCATATCATTTAAAGAATCTAGGTTTATACCTTTCATACCTAATTCTTCTTTTAATGTAAACAACATTTGGCGGAGATTGTTTATTCTATGTTTCTGCCGACGATAATCTTTTGAGACTTTTTTATATAGTTCTTTCCATTCTCTGTTGTCTTCATCTAACTTTCTATTCTCATCTTCTAACTTATCTACTCTATCTTTAACTAATTGCCATTTGTTATTCAAAGCTTGTAAATCTTGATTACTACTAAACAAAGATTTATTCTCTTGTTCTAATGCTATCTGCTTTTGACGTAGCAAATTAATTTCTTCATGGCATGTAGTAGTAATATTCTCCAACTTCTTTACAGTTATCTCGTATAGTTCTTTCCAGCCATTACTAATATTTGTTCTAGACTCAATTTCCCTAGCTTCAATCGCTCTGGTATACTTATTAAGTTTTGACTTATATAGTGCATATACTCCAACAGCCATAGAAATTACTGTACCAGTAGTAATGATTGCATTCTGATTCAAGTCTAAAGTAATCGCAAGCAAATTCATAACGATATCTCCTACGATTATTTAGTGGCTAGTGGTGGTATATCATCAACTTTTGGATTATCAGTTATTACAGGTGTAGGAGTAGAAGTATTAGGTACAATTCTAGCTGCTGCATTAGCTAAAGCAGGTGAAGCTTTCTGTTCTAGGAAAGTACATACAATTTTAAACACTTCTTTCTTAACCCTTATATCATTATCAATATTAACATGTGTAATATTAGGGTCATAGATATATATACCTTCCGGTAATTCATTACGTTCAAATGATTTTGCAGCACCGATTACAAAAGAGTTAATGCAGTTTTGTGTTGCTTCATCATATTTTACTGATCTACCCCACGGTGATGTAATGCTAGGTTTATTAAGTGTTCGCCATGCTGCAAAGTTGATAACATTTTCTGGTAATTTGAATTTTGCGTTACTAGATAATAACGCATTAACAGCCTTACCAATTAAGATACCACCATAGATAACAGGATCAATTAAACAAACCAAATCAATTTTTTTATTCCACCCATTTTGCAGATATTTCGCAAAATCAATAAGCGCCCGACCACATCCCCACGAATAAGCAATCACCACAATTCGTTTAGCGCCGGTACGAATTATCTCTTTCGCTTCTTCTTCCATTTTGGCATTCCATGTACGGATGCCTACCCACGTTTGCCTACGGTCATAGAAGTATTCGCAAAATTCGTCTCGCCAATCCCATAACCCATTACCTTCCGTACGATAATCAGGTTGAGTAAAACCAGTGATAAAAAGAATTGCGGTGTCAATAGGTTTCATTTTATCACCGGTGGAATGAAAGGGATTATTTAGCTAAAGCTTTAACTGCTTCGGCCATATCCTGCAAAGCTTTAGCCTCTGAATTGACTTTACCAATTTTGATATTGGCGATATGGCCGTTTGGATCAATACTTACTTCTGCATTATCAATAGATGTATTGAATCCGAAATTCACGTATTTAAAATCACCTTTTTCAACATACCTAACACAACCAGAAGCCATTACTAATAACATCATTATTAAGTATTTCATGTTACTCCATTTCAATTATCAATTGTGGTTTATTATCAATTACCATTGATGAAATATCATTAGTACGAATAATTACTAATCGGTCAAACCACTTAACAAAATTCATACCTAATTCAATTTGGGTATCTTTAGCGAATCCTTTTATAACAATAATAGGTGTGCTATGTGGTGTACCTATCTCTTTATAAATGTGCAATTCAGAAGCTAGCACTTTTGAATCGACAAATACAGTTACAGTACCACCATTAACATGGTGGATAGTAATTTCGTGTACATTTATGACTTCCGACATTGGAAGCATAATAGAAGAATAGATATGTATAGTCAAATCAATATTGGTGCACTACAATTTCATTATGAACAATAGAATGTTCTTGCGCTAAGAAATAACCAATAGCATCGGTTAGGTGAGTAGCTTTTTTATCAAACTTTTTATCTATTTCTCCTGCGCTACCTTCTAATATTCTTACAGCTTGAAAGTCTTTAATAGTGTTGAGACATTTTGGAGTATAGATTTTTACATGTACAGTACCATCAGCAGATTTTAACCTACTGTTAACCGCATTAACTCTAGTACGTTCTGGTGGATTTGATTTCTTAACTCTGTTTACCCAACGCGCACCGAAAGCAGCTTTCATATGTTGGTCTATTAAATCCCAGTCACTACCAGCTATTTTTGCAGTACCACCATTACCGCCTGTTGAATCACCATAACCATGAACAGTACCACGATGGCCACCATATTTTTGAATTAACTTCTTACATATTGCCGGTGTAGTAGAATCTTTTGGTATATATACTTCATCTAATATTCGCGTCATTCGCCTATCATCTTGAATTATTACCGCTACTCCCGGCGCAACGTTAAAGTCAAAGCAAAATACTAAACGATCGTCTATATCATAGTTCAAATCAGCTTTTGTACAATGTGTATCATAATCAAATTGATAATAAGCAGAACCGCCAAATATCTCCCACGTAGCTTCATATTCTTGACGAAAAGTCTGCAAATCCATCATTGATAACGCATTCGCTATTTCAATTTCAGCTTGTTCCTTTCCTAAATAAATAGGTAATATTTCCGCTGTCGTCCAGTGAAAATCTTCCCACAAAGGAATACCTTTAGCGTCTTTTGTATTAGATGCTAAGGATCGCATACACAAATCATAATAATGATTTCTACCTTCCGGCACACCACTAAAAATAGCCCATGCGCCGCGGTCTGCAAACATTGGAAATATGTGCTCTGATAGTACACTAGGTTTCATATTTCCATATTCATCCAGGAATACACCTAATACGGGACCGCCTTCGATTCGTTCCGCTGCATCCATTCCATGACAAAAGATTTGACTACCATTAATTAAATCAATTGTCATTCGCGTTTTGTTGATATCACGAATGAAACATGAGGGTATCATCGACACTAACGGTTTGAATTGAATCGTATAAGTTTGCGCATGTGTCGGAGCGCCGCAGAGATAGCGTGCATCGTCGTAATAGGTTTGCGTCAATGCGCAGTTAATAACATGGCGTAAACTAAGTTTTGTCTTGGCTGTACGTCGTGCACCATGAACCGTTCGAAACCTAGCTTTGCTAGTATAGAATTTATACTGTTTCGGATGAAGTGTTTTCATTTCCGAATAGTGTTGCGGTAATACAACACCACTAGGAAGAATGATTTTATCCGGCTTCTTCTTTGGTACAAAGATACCGGCTTCTAGATCGTTAAATTGATCGTTTAAACTACTATCCATTATGATTCTCTACCAGCACTAGAGATATCAATACTTGGAATGTTAGATTCTTCAATTTCCTTTAACTGACTTGACAACATGAATTGTCTAATCTTTTCGGCATCCATTTCAGCAGTAGATACATTCTTAGCCAATTCGGATTTAGGTAATCGCATAGATTCTATACGACTGCAAACTTTGGCCACAAAAGGATCGACTTCTTCTTTATCTGAAAAGAATTGTGCTACTTCTTCTCTAAGAATGTTAGTAACGTTTTCAATGATATGCGGGATTAAAGCTAATGGTAACTTCTCCGACATTTTCGCATTGATCTCAGCTTGCTGTAAACGAGCCTTACGTACAGCCTCATTAGCTTGATCCATTAAATCCTTAGCCATTGCTATTTGTTCAACGGATGCAATTAACGTACCATCTTTTCTAACCGATGTACGCGCCTTATCCCAAATTTTAATGGCTTCAATATGATTAACTTCAAGCAATTCAATCTCTTGTGATATGTCAAGCATTACTAAGGGGTCAATATCTTTGCGAATATCTTCAATCATATTCTTCAAAGATTCTGACATATGTTTAGTATATTTGTTGCGCGGCATATCTATTAGCCTATATTTAGTGCGGTGTGGATTAGCTATTGTTTTGCTTGACTTAGCTAAGTGATATCTACAATAGTAGAACCCTTTTTTAGCAAGGTATCTGCATTGTATTGTTTTGTCAGTTATAGACTTTTCACGGCATCGGCGTAAATAGCCGTCTGGTGCATTGACCATTCCTTTTTTAGCGCCGCTACGTTTAACGTTGGGGTCTAAAACCCACTTGTAAGGGTTAGGGCCGTATGTTTCATCATTTACAGTGGCCATATCTGCCTGTCACATTTAAATCACCTGTTGACGATGTAAAACAGTCTTATAGACGCAATGGCGTTGATTTGTCAAACGAAAATACCGCGCTGGTGGTGTTACCCAGCGCGGTGAGAAAAATCGTTTATAGACGACGTAATGAGTTATTGTTGAAGTTTAATTTCTATCTTATCAACTATCGCCTTAACTTCTAACTTCGAATATTTCTGCAAACTCTTAAAGTATTCAATGTCGAATGAGTGACCGTAGTAATTACCATCTTCATCAATGATTACGTAATGATTATACAATTCTTTCGATCTGGTAGCGAAGAATCTTACATTATTGAATACCCACGTTTCAAATAGCTTTACTTTATTCTTCATTTCATTTTCCTCCAAAGAGATTTTAATACACCTGTTGTAAGAACAAAAGGAAAATTTTCCCCTTCAACAATTAACGTATATACATTACTAATTCCGAAACCAACAAACGAACGGCTTTCAGCACGTGTAATTTTAGTAATTTCTCCTTTGCGAGTACCATATTTTTCTACAACTTTATCTCCAATTTTAAACATTTCACTTCCTTATTAGTGAGACTATACCGATACCATCGTAATGATATCGGAATTGTACTACTGATTAAACCTTAGCCATTATTTCCGCTTCTGCCACCATCTTCAAATCCCAAATAAAACTACCATATAAGCTTGCCGTAATTTTAACAGCTTGTTCAAAAGTTTCAATATATTGAAAACCTTCAATAACTGTTCCATTAGTCATTCGTATATTCTTCTCTTTTTTATCCCACCATAAACGAACACGACGATGTTTGGGATTATTGAAATTATCATCATTATGGCAAACTGATCCAATAAGTTTCATTTGATTTCCCTCTTTTAAAGTCTTAATTTTAATTGTTGACACCTTCTATCTAACACCATTAATTGTCGTATCCGAAAAGAAACTCACATTAACACATTTATTTCCGGGAAAAACCTGTTCACAAATAATCGAATTTCCTTTTTCTATTTTAACAGGGTTTCTTAAAATCAACACACCAAATTCAAAACATACCTTATAGTCAACATCTTTTTCAGCTTTTACTGCAAAGTCTGCCATTGTCTTTACATTTGTCATGATCGCTTCCTTTCGTGTCGGCGTATTTGCCATATGTATACTCTAGCGTCTATAAATCATTTGTCAAATAAAATCGAAAATTATTCCCACCCCTCTAATAAATTATTATTTACACGACCTAATTGTATATCAGATATAACAGTGTCTGTATGATGGTATTGAATAAACCACGGCCCATCGACGGCATTTTGTACAGCAATTGCCACCATATTTTCGCCAAATTCAGGCACAAATATAATTTTTGGATTACGAATAACTTGTGTTAAAACAGCGCCAAGTTTAACAGTATATACCTTATTTAATTCTGCTTGTTGTACAAAATCTATTAAGTTCATTTTCAAACCTTTCATCGGCGTAATTGCCATGCGTGTATACTACATCATCTACAAAAATGTCAAATGATTGAAAGAGAAATTCTCCGAAGATATTTTCGGAGAATTGACGACGGCCGATGAAAGACTGCAAAGTTAATATTTCACGATTTTGTAGAGATTTGAAATGAAGTAGTAGTTTCCGTCTTTATCAACAATCGAACGTGGTCGATGGCGTACATTATTTACTGCTTCGATAACATCAACTATACGAAATACTGTTTTGTACTGCTTTACGTCGTCCAAATCACGCCAAATAACCTTAAAATGATCCTCTTCAAGTGTGTTACCATCAAATTCTACACCATTTTTAATGGCTTCCTTCCTATTACATTCAAAAATATTGTCCAACATATTAAAACTTTCTGCTTAGGTAAATGACGACGTAATAATTCAACACACTGAAAATATGGGAATTTTTGAGAATTTTTTTCGATATTCAATCACGATCTCATCAGGAATTTTTTCTTTTGAAAACTTCCAGTTAAAACCGTAATCGGCCATAAAATGATGTGACATATCTTGAAACAGTTTTGAATGAATTTTTCCAGCAGTCTTAATTTCTTCATAAAATTGATTGAAAGTCACACCTAGTGAAAACTTTTCCGATTTGTATTGAATCTTCGCCATCATTTGACTGTCTCCTATGAAATTTCTTCATCCGATCAACATCTATATACTACATCGGATATAAAGAATGTCAAGTATTACTCAAAACTTATGGATTTAGTAAAAACATTCGAACATGAAGAGAATTAACCTTCTTCCGATACTCTTCATCGGCCAACATCTTCAAAATCAGTTTTGCCTGTTCATGATTCACTTCAAGTTTTTCTGTTTTTTCAAGACTTGAAAGATTGTCGATCAAATCGGCCATTATCATATCTTCCACTGTCGGTGCAACTTTTACATTTTTCATTTTGGTATCTCCTTTAAAATCTTCCATTTGTTTTCATAAATGGAAGATTGAATTATTCGGCCACTGCAATTCGTGCGGTCCCACAACAATTGTACACTTCGATAATTGTATAATTCCCTTCACGCAAAAGCTTAAAATAATCTCCGCCACCATTCACCAGCCACAATCCGCCGATTCCCAAATCGTTTTCCGGATAGTTGCGAACACTTTTAACAATTGGTGTATACTCTTTTTCTCCTGTAGATTCACAGCCATCGCGTTGACCATCAAATTTTGAATCGACACGAATCAAAAGATTGTTACGATTCTTATTCACAAAAGACTTAAACGTTGCCTTTGTGATTTTCTTTCCGCTCAACATTTCATAAATCTTCGCCATTTGACTATCTCCTGAAAGTTTTATTCCTTACTTTCCATATACTACATCGTCTACAAAGAATGTCAAGATGAAATGAAAATTTTTCGAAAAAAGAAACCGCCGTAATTTACGGCGGTTTCTTATCCACTTTATCAGCTATAAATCAGATTTCGATTCCACATTCTTTCAATACTTGAATGATTAAATCTCTTTTTTGTGGTGTAATTGTTTTGACTAATCCATTTTCTAATTTTTGTTGATATGCGCGCGACCACTGTAAACGTTCTGCAAATTGTTCTCTGGTGAATCCGGCTTCCATTCGCGCTGTAGCTAATGTTAAACCGTCGATATGTACGCGCTCAATTACTACAGTTTTAAAAACACCTTCAATTCGTTTCATCTTTCCATTACCGCCTTTCAATTTGTAATCATTCAATCTTTTACTGCAAGTGCGACAAACCGCTATATCACTACCTTTGTATTTTTTGATTACCCATTTACCTAGTTCATCAATTGTTTTATAACACTGCATACATTTATATGTACTTTTTGTTAACACACATAAACGTTTCATTCTTTTAGTAACGTAAAATTGTTTCCTGATTTCTTTTAGTTCATATTCTTCTGGTTTATATTTAGGTTTAAGTCTTTCAAATTTTTCAACATCATCAAGAATATCTCTTGCATCTTTAAAAACATTTTCCATAAATCACCTATCTCTGATTATACTTAAAAATACCTGTCGGTCAACCGCTACTTTCGTTATATCTTCTTCTCTTTCTAAAACAGGGTACGTAGAGTAGTAGTAGTAGTAGTAGTGTACGTAAGTATATACGTAAATATATACAACTCCTATATTTACAAGCGTTTTACAGAAATTTGCAGACTTCCAAACCTATAGCGGTCAACAGCCTAAACACCGCCTCACATATAGGTTTGTTCCAAAATCCAAAGAAGAAATGAACACCAAAGTTAACAACTACTAACAAGTATTCTTGCAGTTAGTGGCCGACACCTTTCACCATTTCAATTAATGCTTGCATCAATTGTTTATTATAATCATGATCCTTCGATGAACCGGCACAACGAAAATATCTTTCAGAATTTGTGTTGAAACAGATAATACATAACTGATTCAATTCAGTATTTTTTTCAATTAGAAATACGTTAACATTTCTGTAAACCAAATCACCAATACGTTTCGTTTGCAGTGGCGACAGTTTACCGCCTTTCATTTTCAATTCGATATGACAATTCAACTGTTTATGATAAACCTGCAAGTCTGGCCATCCGGGAGATTGAAAGACACCACCACCATGTACATTGAAAATTAACGCTCCTATATCTTCTAACGATTCTTTGATTTGCTTCTGAAATTTAGTTTCTGGTTTCATTTTTTGAATCCTTTAAAATGTTCGTCTGCCTTCTCGTCTGCTTTACTTTTTAGAACTTCATTGAATCTATCCAATGATTCTTGCGATTTATTGAATTGTTCTGTTGAGATTCCAAAAGATGAAGCAATATCACGGAAGATATTACTATTTCTATTCTTTTTACAATTGAAATGTTCTGGCGGTTTAGTCGGTATTTTAGGTTTAAGATTAGGTTTGAATCCAGATTTACGTAGTGTTTCTTTGATTAAATCAACATCAGATTTCGAAGGTTGAAAAGGTGTATCAACTGAAAATTTTGTTTGATTTTTTATCTCACCATACAGGTTAAATTCTTGACGAATGATTTCAATTGCAATCGGCAATTGAATGAATTTGTTGTAATCATCAACACTTTGATTTTTATTTACATCGGGATGTAATGCTTTAACTAATTTACGATACTGCGCATTAAAAAACGCTAAATCCTTACCTTTATCCCCTTCCAATAGGTTCACCGCTTCCCCTACCGTCATTGCCTGTCTCATCAACCTCTCCTTCCGCTCAACCGTCCAAAGTTTGGCACCACCACGACGTTTTTCCGGCTTAGGGTATGTAATGGTACGTCTAAGCCCTAAAACGTCGTGGTGGTGCCTCTAACCGCCTATTACGTCAATCGGTCCAGTTTAGGGTTTGAATCAATTGGGTATGGTTCACGAATTGGTACATCAACATTCTTTTCCGTCAAATCATCAAAAAGATCGGAAATATTATTTAATATCGAATATATTGACCGAAAATTTTGTTGCGCGTCAGATTTTTTGCTACCACGTAACGGTTTTACAACCATACAACGTAGATTACTGTCCGCACTTAAAACCTGCATTGTCTGGCCATGATAATAAATAAATCGGTTATGAAGTTCCAATGTTTTGAAACGGTCATACGGGAATTTCACACCGCGACCGATTCCATCTTCCGCACCATCAAAAATTAGAATCGTGCCATCAGCAGTGTTAATTTTATTTGCATCAACAATTTCACAAACTCCACCAGAACAAGCAACTTCGCCTTTTCGATTTGTTAAATCTTCAAACTCTTTTACACGTTTATAATCTACTGGTTTGTAGTTTGTAATTAACTTCTCCCAAATAGCTTCATCAACAGGATCGCCATCAATAATTTCTTCGCGTGGGATGAATGGGATTCCTTTGTCGCCCATTCTCGGCATAACAGATAAAGACGCAAGATTATTTTTTGAATCCCAAATCGCGCTAATCAAACCATCCCATTCATTTTCGCTTACACTCACAGTAGATGAAACATTATGAGTTAATCCCGGCGACGATTCAGGGATAGCAGTTCCGGGAAGAATCCAATTCTCGTATAAAAAGATTGTTTCATTTAACGACTGCAAGGCTGTAGCTTCTTTTTCAACGTATGCACCCATTGGCGCTAATACCGGGAACATCAACGATAAATCGCCATTTGGTTTTTCTTGCACCATATGCGGATTCACACGACGAAATTCTTGCGCGATTGCTTCAAGTTTGTTAGCAGTAATACGTCGAATATATCTACGCGCATGGTGTCGATGCCGACCACTACCAACACACCCTAATAATAATGAAGCTGTTCCGGAAGGTTTTACCGTCGTACAACGCGCTGCAGGATTGATTCCTAAATCTTTCGCTGTTGCTTTATTAAACTCCACAACGAAACGAGCGCCAATTTCTAAGTTCTGCGCATTCATTCCAATTTCTGGATTATCCATAATACCGGTTAATCCAACACCAATAAGCGCTTCACGTTTGCAAATAGCTTCCGTTACTTCACCTAAATATTCAAAGCTGGTAAAACTTGCCTGAATTGTGCCGATAAAACTTGCAAGTTCACAAGCACGAAAGAATTTAGTGATATCGTCGCACTTCGCAATATTCACTTCGCATAAATTACAGAATGACCAGCCAGTCATTTCCGTAATATGATTAGACCAGTCTTTAACCCGCTTCCATCCATTCCTAGTAATAAACTCTGTATCTAACGCGCCGTAGTACATTGTCTCATCTTCGTTTTCAAAACGATGTATCTTAGGATTCAATCCAATTTCACCACATGGATTGCATCCGTAATCTTCACCATTTGAAAAGATGAATCCCGGATCGCCATAATGACGCGCAGATTCAAACAACTTAACGAAATCATTTTTACTGCATTTACTACGTTGCAAGACTCCGCTGTTATTCGCCATCGCACGTTGTGGATTCAATCCCGGATCATTACCGAAAGCATAACGGAAGTTTTCAGGTATTTTGCAATTCGTCATATCGTCATCGTCGATTGAGAACAGCGCAATCAAACTGCTACGACGAATACCACCAGCTAAAACTGCTTCTGCAATGTGGCAAGTCATATCATGCACTTCAATAGATTTTAACTGCCGACCAGTTGCATGATTTAGTATCGTTTCTAATTTTTGCAATAAACGTTTCAATGGTAAATGTCCGGGAGACTTTCCACCGCTTACATGCAACCAACTTCCTTCCGGACGCAACATATGAAACGAAAACTCCGGATAATATCCGTTGATAGCGGCATCAATTAATCTATCGACAGCATTCGCCCAGCCAATGATAGTATCTTCGATGATATGGTGTGTTACGCGCGTCGTATCAAACCCTTTAATAACCGGTAGCTTTTCGATATGGTGTGATTGCACCGAATATCCTACACCGCAACCACAAAGCAAAAGGTATAAAGCTTCTGCAAAAAAACGCGGACGGTCTGCAAGTGAGAAGCTGCAATTGTACAAAGCTGCATTGTGTTGTTTGATACGATTACCTGCAAACTGTAAACACCGCATCGAAGGAAGGATTCTCTTTTGCAGGATGAATTGTTTTGCTTCTTTCAAGATATTTAAGTTTTTCTCTAACGTAAATGGATCGGTAATACGTTCGGTAAGTTTCTCCGAAAACATATTGATAGTTCGGTCTACCGATTCCTCGAAAGTTTCACGACGATTCTCTTCTGGTATCCACCGCGCGTACTTCGCCAAGTGAATATATTCGCTAATCATACTTGAATCAGGACGTAAAGATTCTTTACTACGTTCCTTATGACGTTCATTCCGATACAAAATATATGCTTTTGCTACATCCGGAAATTCTGATTCCATTAATACTTGTTCAACTTCATCCTGAATTGCTTCAATAGGAATTTGCGTAGTGTTTTCAGGATTGACTTTATCCTCATAAGATTGTTCAAGTGATGCGCCTACAGTAATTGCAAACACATCCAATTGAGCATACTCAATTTTTTGCCCGACAGCTTCAAATGCTTTCTGAATTGCATCGGCAATCTTCTTCTTATTAAAATCCTGAATTGATCCATCACGCTTGATTACTACAATTCCACTCATTTGTTTCTACTCCAAAGTAAAAGTTCTCTATACAAACCGACCAATTGTTTATACCCTTGATTTTTCGGTTCTATTTTACAATCACACTTATCAGGATCGAACTTACCGTTTATCATCCGTCTTAGATTACGTAACGTACCGCGCCAATTATAGTGTATCCCGCCTTTTTTATCATCTAGTATATCCTCAATTCTATTGTGAGAATCGCTCCAAACATAAACTAGATAAATCCATTCCCCATTATCTAGAGCTATCCACCCTTCCTGACTTTCCAACGTTTCAATAAAATCACTAGCAATAATATATTTACGAAAATTACTACTAGTAATTGTAGGAAATTCTTCATCCATGACGAAATACCTTTAACGACAGAAATGAGTTTGATGGCCATGATAGTATTTACGTCCAGAATAAGATGCGCTTGTTTCTTCTACTATCTCACTTTGCCATCCTGATTCAGTATAACGCCAGTATTCAGTTTTAACTGTACAGCCGAAATTACTTATCAATAGCAGCATCATCAACATCAAGATTGATATCTTCCACCGGTTTGGTTTTCTTTGTTCCACCATCATAATGAAAATCCTCGATTCGTACTATGAATTTACCAGCTTTGTAATTTCTATCTGGCAACGGATATACTACTTTTTCTTTCTCTGATAACTTTTCAAACATAAATTGCGGTGGATTTTGCCCATCTCTGATATTATCCATCGTCATCATTTCGCGCCGAATGTCGCTACCTAGAGCACACTGCAAGGCGATAGCTTCCAAGTCTCCTACATTTTCCATTAGCATTATATAAATGTGCCGGTTGAAATGTAAGCTTTCAGTATAAGAAATTTCTACAATCTTATACTGTTTCAACCAATACACTGAGTGCATTCTATGTAAAGATTCATGGAAATACTTTAACGATTCAACGTTATCAATATCTATTTGCAGTGTATCCGGCTTTCGACGATTTGGATAGTAACCTAATTTCCTTTTATCTTCTAGAACCTTTACTAACTCCTCTCTCTATATTCTTCTTTGATTGAAATTGAAGATCGTATATCATCTATTGTCTGTTGATATTCTTTGAGGCTCATAACATATCCTAACTATCAATTTCAGGGATAAATGGTGAGAATATTTGTAATCTCGCTGGTGGCATTGTAACACCATTGATAAGCAACCACACGCGACCGGTTTTGTTAATCTGTTCTAGTTCATCTTTACGTAGCTTCCAACAGGATACTACGTAAGTACCATCACGATACACTGATAAAGGCGAACATTCCTCATCGGTCATATTATCTGGTTTACCTAACACTCCATTGGATTCATCAAAAGAACAGGGTTCCATTACTTAGCCTTATTTTTGTTGATTGTTGAGAATTTGTAAATCCAAAATATGTACCAAAGTATCATACCGATTATCAAAATAGTTTTAAGTATCATCGTCCAAGTCCGGTAGATTATCACCTTCACTAGGTTTGATTATATCCATATTTTTCTTTTCATACAGAAGATTCAAAATTCTAGTCATACCTAATCGAGTTATCCTATTACCATGACCGCCGGTCATATTTTCATTTCCACCGTTATCATCAGCTATGACCACAAAATATACCATAGCCAATGTACGTTTTTCATTGCAAAGGTAGTCTAGGATTTCTTCGACAGTACATTCATTAAGTGTTTCTGTTCCGTTCAAACCCATTACAATACTCCAATTATACACAAATATATAAGTACAACGATTAAGATAGCCTGAAATATTATAGTATACATTAAAATTTCCGATCTATCTTTCGGTTTAGTTGTATTTTCTGTTTCTGATTTTTCTTCTGAAAATTTCTTTCTGTAGTTATAATAATCGTTTGATATTTGACGACTATAGATTCTTTCACATTCTAGTTTATCTTTCAATCGTTCAACTTCTTCCTTTAGCTGATTATTGACTTTATCAGCTATAATCAATCCCGTAGCAGTAGCTAATTCCTGCATCGGAGTATTTAATTTTGGTTTGTTTGTATATCTCATTTCACTATTCCTGTAGTCTTTTCATATTCGGTAACAAGTTCAAACAGATTTATATTAGTGATATTCTCATTCGCTTGCATTGCACGAAAACTTATCCATCCTTTATATGGTCCAAAATTCGCGTCAACTGCTTGCGCTGGATGTTCAATCGGCGACCAGTGGCCGGGCACTTCACCTACTAGCTTTTTATAGATATCGTAGTCTTTACCAATATCTAATTTACCGTCGAACGACATATACGATAACCGCGCACACCTAGCGGATGATATTTGCAGCTTTTGATCTAGCGTACATTCAATCGGCATAAATTCTGCAAAAGGTAAATGCCAATCATTCCAATTTATTGCTTTTAGTTTTTCTTCCCTTAAGTATTCTTTCAACATTAAATAGGCTAAGTGTTGAAATTCTGGCTGCGCTTTTATATGACAACGTAAAGCAAAGAAATTTTTATATTCAGTTGCGGTCACTAATGTAACCATCCATGCGAAAGGCTCCAAAACTCGATTTGCGATTTGTTTGTGTACACCGATCCAATACATCAACAAAGCAAAGATGCAGGCTACTTTACTAGCAAGCAACCATATACGTTTAATTAACCATAATCGGATGCCGGTTAACAATCCATGATCCTGCATTCCTTTTCCATTCTTTCCCCACCGAATCGGCATTGCAGGATTAGACCACACTTCTTTGACCATCTTTTTAATCGGTATTGCACGCGACGATGCAGCATTGCGACTAAAAGCGCGGTGTGTCATCAATTCGCTATGAATAAATCGAGGATAGCAAAGAATAAACGATGTAATACGATTGCCTACTGGATTGATACTGTCGGCAATGATTTGCGCAGAGATTTTCTTAATTGGGAGATTCATATCATGATTCTTTAAGTATAGATGAATAAGTTGTATTATAAAAAGTTTCATTCTTCTGAATTTTTCGATATTCTATCTTCAACAAATTCTTTAAATTGTTTATTTACTTCTTTCTTTTCATTTAATTTAAGCTGTTCATACTCTAAACAGCTTAAATTAGTGATTTCCCTATTGATGTACCATATTGCTTTCTTCAAATCCTCTATCCGTTTTGCAGGGTCTTTACGGCCCGCGCGTGGGATATACTTAATTGCAGTCAACAAGTTGAAGCTAAGTTTAAAATACTTTTCCCATGCCTCAATTACTTTGATAACTTCATAAGGGTTATCAGCACCGCCGTAATGGCTTGGATGATTAACCTGTTCTTTATGTTCATTGTTCGGCATTACGTGTGCCATAATCAAACATCCTTATCAAAAAAGATTAAATACCCTACCATGCAAGACATACCTAGTATAAATCCTACAAAGAAAGGGATAGTGAGTATTAGTATTTCAAACATATTAAAACCAAATACAGCAAATTGTAATTGCTATAAGCCATCCAATTATAAACCCAACACCGTAAGCTAATATACTATTGATACTTTCATTAGATAGTTTCATATCTGTATTCTTATGAAGAAAAATTAAATATAAGGTTATCCAAACATAAAAGATTGTAAAGATAAGCCACAATACCATTATACTTACACAAAAAATAAAGTTTATAATTAGCATGGTATTTCATCGTGTACAGGTTCTCTACCTTCTAAATTTTCATTATGATAATGTGCAACTAAATCAAACAAATCTTTTGCTAATTGTTTGTTAGTTGCATTTATCATTTCTGCAAATCTGATTAATCCAGCGCGTGATGCCGCTGCAAATTCTTTATCTCTACCTTCGTTATCAATTCTCAATACGAAATATTGAGCTTTAAGATTTACAGGGCTTCCATCGGTATGTTCAAGCTTGTACTTATTAATTAAACCTTTAGTTATTGCATCTTCATTTGTAATGTTATGTTTTGAAGATATAGTATTATTATTTTGTGTTGCTTCTAAACGATCATACATTTCTATCAATTTTTTATTGTTAGGTTCAAAATTTCCCATCTTTTTTATAAAATCGAGATATTTAGAACTAACTACAGGATTGATTAAATCAGGGCAAAAATTTACACGATTACAAAGAATCAATTTGTTATGTTTTTCCCCTGTATCATGCAATACTTCAATCCTATAAAATGAACCATAGGTTTCCAAATGTTCAATACTTTTAATTGTACCAAACAATCTAAAATATTTGGTATGATATCTAGGTCCAGCTTCTATTATAAAAGTCACTACTTTTCCGATATTTAATTCTAACTTTTCATTTTTCTTACTAATTTCTCTCCCCTCTACAATAAATTGTACAAAAGCGGTATTGATTGAAGTCGATCCAGATGGAATACTTTCAGATGTAACACTGTAAGTGTATCCTGAATCAAAATTAAAATGACAAGCTTGAATTATACCTTCAACCAATCTATCTTGAAAATAGAACCTTACTTTTCTCCCTATATAAACTTTATGTTGTTCCAGTTGACTAGCTATGAAATTATTATAGTTTTGTAATTCTTCGATATTCATGGTCAAATCCATAAAAGTTTTAATGATTTTCCAATCGTTTATCTACCTTCATTCCATAGGAAAATAATTTTTCTAGAAAATAATTATGATTAGTTGAGTTATAACTAATCCTTACATTTGTTATGTGATTAGTTATAACTCAAATGCCAATATACCAAACTCGTCACTAATCTTTAATTGGAAATTTAGGTATAATATTTTCAGTTATCTGACAATCACTATTAAATTGATCGACACTGATAAAAGGTTTACAAGTATGTAGATTTATTTCCTAACCATTCCCTTCATCACACGATTGTACGCCGAATCAATATACGCCGATGAAATGTCGTTTGTATAGACGTTCCTACCCAATTCAACGGCCACTGTAGCCGTTGTACCGCTTCCACAGAATGGATCGACCACTAAATCACCGGGATTGCTACAAACCTCTACAATACGCTTTAAATACAATTCAGGAAGCTGATTGTCGTGTAAGTGACGACGTTCTTTATTATTACCTTGCACCCTTCCCCAATATTGGTCGAATCCCCAAACGTCTAAATCCATGCGCATTCCGCCTGATTCAGATTCAAAAATTCTACCATCGTTATAAATCGTCGCGCGATCGGAAGGAACTTTTGCAGCTTCTGGATTAATTTCTGGACTACCAAAAGAAAACCATAAGGCATGATTTTTTGATTTGATAAATCGTTTTGGCTGATTAACTCCAAAACGATAATGCCAGATACACCAATTTTCTAACTTCATCCCAAATTGTTCTGCAAACACTACTGCATGCGCCGCCCATTGATCGGGTAGGTTAATCCAAAGACTTCCAGTAGTACATAATAATAGCGCAGAATTTTCAATCCATGATTTTAATGATGATAGATATTCTACACGTGAAACATTGTCAGAACAGCTATCGTAATTTCTACTCATATTAAACGGTGGATCGAAAAAGATTAATTTAGGCCGTTCAATTGCAATATGTAAATACTGTTCCCGTAGATTAATTAGAAATTCGTTTGCATCACTTACAAACAACTTGCAAGCAACGTTATTTTTGTGAAGATTATATTCTGGTTTGTACTTCATAATCCAATTTTGTTTTTAGGTTTAATCGGTTCGAATCTGAACTTATGAGTAATTAAGTCGTAGTCTTTTTGAGTAGTAGTAATTACTGGTACATCATACATATTACAAAAACTTAAGATTTCAATTACTTCTATCATTTCTAAAGTTTTAATAGAATGAATCTGTATAGCTTCTGGAACTGATTTTAATGAGTCTAATAGGCTAAGTTGTGAGGATAGGGTATGTCCAGCTAACAATCCGTTGTTAACATCCCAATACAATCGTACATTCGATTCTGGCCGGGAACAGTGTTTATAAATACATGGCATTCTAGTACGTTCACCAATTTTAGGCGAATTAACTAAAACTACCCTTCCCGGTACAATATTCATTTCTTTCAGAAAGTGATTTGCAGTGTCAATTGAGAACATTACAGATAACTTATCTTGATCTATATAAGTTTGGTTAAAAATGACTTGTCTTGGACGACGATTCATTAACTGATATAGAGATAGTTGATACGTCCCTAATTGCTCTATTGGCCATCCAGTATATACAATGTCATATTCTGATAATTCATATTTGTAGTTATCTATCTTTCCATAATGTAAATAATCGTTATAGTCAAAATCAATAGATTCTGATGGTGTAACAATAGTATCTGTAATACCAATTATTAGTTTCATATTATCTTCCCTTTTAAAATGGGGCCGCCGATTTTGCATGTGCATATTTTCTGTTAGGCTCGGCGGTCACACCTAACATACTTTCACATACTTGACTACTAGTCCGTTCGTCAAGATTAAATTTTAGGTTCTTGCGCTTCTGCTGTTACTAATTCATCTTTCATTATCAATTTATAATCTGGCGATTTAGGTTGATTATTCATTCTTTGAGGGTATCCATACAAACTAATATAAAATTGAATACCTTCCTCTTGCAAATAAATTCGTGATAATTCTTCAAAAGTAGATACGTCATCTTTTGTATCAGATTTATACATAAATTCTATATACCTTGCTAATATTGTTGGTTGCGCAATATTACAATCGTAGAAAATATGTTGCCAAATCATCATAGCTAAATGACGATCCTGCATTACCATTAACTTAGTCAGCAAATCAAATTCGTTCAGTGATGTAATCATTTGATGATTGTTGTTAAAAGTTTAAAATCATTTTTACAAGATTTTTCTCTTTCAATCTTATCTTGATATGACAATTCTGAAGTATTATTATATTGCTGATAGTAATCTAGTATAATAAGACTTCCACTTTTACAATAAAAAGTAATAAGTCTATTTATTTCCATTGTAACTACTTCAATATTTATTGGTAATAAATAAATTTGTGTATAGTTATTAGATATTAGAATTGTACCATCATCGTATTCACTAACCATATCTAAAAATCCTTTGGAATTACTTCAAATACACAACGTAAAGCTTCATTTAATGTTTTCATTATTACAGATTCACATTTACTTTCTTCTTTCTTAGAAAATATAGTAATTCTGTACTCACTATCATACTCGTTTAATTTATGACTAAAATGCCATATTTTTTTACCGATATTAACCGTAGTATCACCGTAATAGAGTCTCAATTTATCTAAAACTCTCTTTTCTTCAACTGTCAAACCATTCAATGAATCTCTATATTCCTCTAACCCTTCAATCAATTCAGAGGCAACGGTTTTAGGTTGATCGTTAATTGCCATGCCGCGCAATTGTTCGATGTTACGACGATGAATTTCTGCTGCAAAGTTGTTAAGTAATTGAGACATATTAGATTACCTAATTTTGAAATTGTTATCGCGTTGACGATTACGGATTGCTTCTATTTCATTTTCTTCCATGAAATGACCGGCCACCCTCATTTCAATATTGCTATAGTCGATATCCACAGCAATTTTATTCAGTTTATCTTTAATATTTGTAGCTGACATTCCGTAGGTCTTACCAAATCGGATAATTTTTTCGTATCCGTAACACTTCCTACAGAAGTGTGCGCCTTTATCGTCAACTACAACACCGGTTAATTTAATTGCATCAACCGATGGCGGTTCATTGCCAAGAATTTGAATAATCTCATTCTGGCACATATCACAGTAAATCACATGCAAAGACTTCAACATTTGTTTCCTTTCGGTTAAGTTCCTACCCTTTATATCGGCCAGTACCAAAAGAAACTTTAACCGAAATATTCGAAAAATTCTTGAATCAAATCTGTTGGTCCGACAATCCCGTTATATTTAGAGGCTATTTCAGTTTGAAAATAATTTGGAAGATTTCTATCTTCATTAATCAAATCTTTCAAATGCTGTCCCCACTTATCAGTTGTATCATCAGGGTAAAGTTCCACAGTAGTAGCTACATGTGCTGCTAATCGTCCAATCTGAAAAGGTGTTAGTCTAGGTTTTGTCAGATTACGTAGATTATCTTTCTCTTTATCTAACTGTCTTTCAAGAAGTTTGATTTTGTTTGCAGACTCCTTAGCTAGTTTCTGTTTTTTATATGAATGAAATTTTGTTGTTTGAACTTGTCCGTTACTATCCCGAATAATAACCTTAGTAACTTTCTTTGACATAATCTTATCCTTTCTATCAAAATGTTATCAAAAATAAACCAGCTTCACCTACTGGCTATGAAGAGTGTTAAGGGTAATAACACTCTAAGTTGCAACATCTATTTGCGGTGGTAGATGTTACTAATTGTGCGCCTGATAGAGACTCTTCAAACTATCATTTGCACAATCGGGATAAAGGGATTCGAACCCTTACGTTATTTCTAACAACGGATTTTAAGTCCGTAGCGTCTGCCATTCCGCCATATCCCGGTAAAAATCTTATCTTTGCCTGTCGCAAAATCTCTTTGCGCACCATATGATAAGATTTGTATTAATCCACTTTCTTATTTTCAGTAGTATTATCTCTCAAGTCTTTAACTTCTTTTTGGAGATTACGCAAATCTACTTTTACACGAACAACTAAAATTCCTATACCTATAACCACCCCGAAAATTGCATTAATTTTCATATCTTCTACACTATTTACTGATAGATACTTGTCTAGAGATATGGTAAAGGCTAGAACCATAATTACAAACACAAAAAATGACGTTACTTCTGGTAAAAACTTCATAATTATTCCTTCTTAAGGTTAATCAAGTCAGCTACATTTTATTCTTCTGGTAGATCGAAATGTTTAGGTGTATTCGATCTATTCTCTTTTCTATGATCGAATCTACCAGTTTGTAATGTTTTCATATCTGATTTATACCACGGGTCACAGAGATACTAATTTAAAAGAGATTCTTCCACTAATTTAGACGGTATTGAACATGGTTTTAAATACGGTATAGATTGTTTCCGTTTTGCCATAGTATCACCTATTCGACAAGTGTACATTCTTCGCGCGTCTTATCTTCACGCCAGCGTAAGAAACGTGGGAATTTAAGTTTTCTATAGTCTGTCCACGAATCAAACTCTACTTCACAAACTTTACCTATCAATGAATCTAAATCAACTTCCATACGATAGTCGGCATCAAACCCACTTGGAACTAATCCAATATTCCGAAAATAAATACCATCTTGACTACCGTTATAATTCTCATCATCGTGTACAGCCACTTGCAGAGACTTTAACCCGCCTAGAAACGTCCCACTGGTTGATTTGTTGTAACCAACCACAAAACAATCAACTGTCTTTGTGGGTTTCAATTTATACCATTGATGATAGTGCCCATTTTTGAGTACATAACCTTCAATTTTATTTCGTTTCGCACGTTCAAGTAACAATTCTGCGCAGATTTGCGGAGTGTTGCCTGCAAACTCCGCTGATAGTGAATAAACTTCTACCCAATGTAAGGGAGAAACTAAACAATTATTACTTCGATTTTCAGAAAGTGTATCAGAGAAGAAATTATCCATATCTCTGATATCAGCATTTATATAGCAAAATCCATCATAAAAAGGTGCCGCGAATACACCTAATCGTAAGTCGCGCGACGATTGCAATAAATGAGTAACAATATTAGCAGCTTGCACACCGGGTACATACGCTTCGCAATCAAGTATCGTTTTATCAGGTAAGTTTTCGATTTCTTTTTTGAGTCTAGGTATAGCCAACAATTCACTAGCGTAGTCGGTAATACCATTGCGGGTAATAGCACGAATACCACTGTCAGACTTAAAAATCGTGATTCTGATACCATCTTTCTTTTCCTGATAGTAAGCTACATCTTGACCATTATAATTTTTTGGTCGTAGTAGATTTGTATGGTTGAAATTTTCGAAAGTGTATCCGTTTGACATTGACTGTTACCTACTTATTAAACCCAATTCGAATTAGAACAATTCTTTAATTAAAGCTAAATGCGCTTGATCTATCTTTTCTAGCGCTTCACCATCAAACTTTTCAAAATCTTTTCCATTTATGATAAACACTTCATTATCAACAATTCGATATTGTACATTAGATTCTTGTTGATATTGAACGGCTAGTTTTTCAAACTCACCATTATCATCTTCGGTAGACAATAACAATTCAATGTATTTACTTAGTATGGTAGGATTTGCTATCCAACCTGTACTAATATATGTAATTCAATTTGTTTCGCTACTCTTCTGTTAGGAGTATTAATTAACTGACTAAGCAAATAGTATTCGTTTTCTGTTGTCAACATTACTCATCCCCAATTTCGTTTTTGAGTTTATCCATTTCCGCCTGCAACTTTTGCAGTCTATCTAGTTTTGGTGCAACTTCTTTTAGGTGAATTGATTTGCGAACAGCCTGCAAAAGTTCAACCGCACGTGCGCGTTTTTCTGGTGCATCTTTAATACGTTGATGAACCGCGTTAATTCGTGTTTGAATTTCGTCGCGCTTTTTTTCTAATTCAGCTAATTCTTCCGCGCCATGTTCGGTAACATGATCGTAGAATTTAATATTTCGGAGTAGTTCAGCTTCTCGCTGCGCTGGTGTTAAAGTGGGTTTATAAGGGTGTTTTTGCATTAAATTGACCTATCACAAAAGACTGTACTATCAATAAACCATCAATAAACTATCAATAATGACTGTTATTCTTCCAGTCTACAGGCGGCCCGACAGTCAAACGGGCCGCCTGTACGTCGAAAGGAAGGAAAATCAAGCCAACCCGTTAAGACTGACTTGATTGTTGTAATTTAGCCTGAAAATGTGCGAAGTCAAGCTAAATTTCATACTTATTCAGCAGCGGTCAGTTCCGCCTCTGCGCTGTCTGCCTTCGACCTAAAGTCTGACATATCTACGCCTTCGGCTTCAAGTTCAGCCTCAAGCTTAGCCATTGCTTCGCGCATCTTCTGAATCTTCGAAAGCTTCTTACGCTTAACTGGATCGCCTTGAGTCTTCCACAATTCAGCATTCTTGCGCAGGTTAGCTGCCTGCTTCAAACCACGATTCGAACGCCATTCAAGATTTTCAGCTTTATACAAAAGGAACAGCGGCTCATCCGCAAACTCTTCTTTTGAAAGTGGCTTATGCTTCTTAAAATTGAAACCTTCTTGAATCAGCTTACCATCCGAATCCTTAAATTCGCGCGGAAGTGCAAGCAACTTACCTTGTTCATTCAGGATAGGCGATGAATTACCATCGGTATCATAAATCTTTGCATCCTTAAAATTGTAAGGTGCCTTTGGTTGCATTCCGCGCGGCTTCTTCTGCTTTTCAGCAGGTGCATTCGTTGCACCTGCTGGTGCCTTTGCTGCATTCGTTGCCGTTGCACCCTTCAAACCGCCTACCTTTGAAACTGCATTTGCCATGATCCACTAACCTTTCTTTGACGCTATAGCGTCTGTTGTAGTTTTGGTGTGACTCACTGTTCACACCGTTATTTAACTAAGAGAAATATACCATGAGAATTTTCAATGTCAAACGTTTTAAATCAAAAATTTTAATTTTTTGATTCGGTACGTCCCAAAAGATAATCGGTTGAACAGTTTAACCGTTCAGCAAGACGACAAATTGACGACGCATCCGGAATGCTTCTTTCAGTTTCCCAACGCCACAACATCATTCGATGTATGCCAGTGAAAAGTGAAAATTCATCAAGTGACATAGCCCGGCTGATTCTCTCATGTTGTAGACGCCTTGCTACAGCCATACGGGTTGATTCTGTACGTTCGTTAAATCTTAGTGATTCGGTCATTTGTTGTCCCTTTGTAATATTTAATCGTTAATTATAGAATTTTTTACTAGGATCGGGTTTGATAGTATTTGGGTTTTCTTTCTTTTCAGGAGTTATCAATTCAGTTTCGTTAGATTTTTCTTTTTCTTCTTTTAGATAATAAGCATGAAATTTATCTTTATCCACATAATCCAATTGAGTAATCTCTCTATCTTTATATTTTCTTTTAAAATTTTCAACTACATGTTTAGCAAAAGAAATAGACAGTTCTGTATCATAAGGGTCTATTAATGTTACTGCCCAATTATAAATGTTTTCCTGTAAATCGTAACATTCAATATCCTCACTATCAATAACGAATAGTTCAGTATATTGTTTACCGAAAAACCCACGTGATTTTGGATGGATGCACAATTGTCTAATTGCGTCGTACCTGTTACTACCTTCCACAATAAAAGGTATTAGTATTCCAAAGCTAATACCTTTTTCATCCATTGTCGTTTGTAATTGCATTACTATATATTTAATACGAATTTCAGGTTGATTTAGTTGTTCCTTTTTTATTTGTTTCAGAAATTTTTTCATTTTTGTTACTTTCGGCATTTTATTCCTTTCATTTATATACTGTAACAACATCTGTTACATAAACCTATCTAGTAGTGTTATCGACTAGATAGGTGAAGTTGATTGTTAGTTACCTTTAATTTTCATAAAGATATCCTGCAAATCTTCCGGTACATTTTCACCGTATATCTTGTAGATATTAACAAGAGAACGAATAACGATGTTTAATTTATCATTATCTACAGCAAGGTTTGTAACGCGATTGTTAATCTCCAACCACGATTTACCAATACCTTTAGCAGCGCCATCAATATTGTATTTTGTTACTTTATACTTAGGATTTACATCCTTAATATACATTTCCGCAATAAATTCCTTTGTATATCCCTTTCCTTTAAATTCTTCCCATTTCTTTTCTAACCAGTTTTCAATTTCCCGACATTCATACCGTGATAATGTATTTATCTTTCCCATAGTTTCTTCCTTCAAAAGTAGACTATCTCTGATTATTACTGCAACTATACGTTAGATAATGGTTGATACTGCTTTATCAACACTCAATTCAAAATCAGCTTCTTTACTAATTGTAATGATAGCCTTTACAAATGGATTATGGCGTGAAGCGTATCCACAATCATAAGCAATATCGTAAATCGTTTTCACCGATGGATTTTGGATATAGCTAAGACTCCGCAACAAATCAGATACAAACATTTGATCTTCTTTTGTTTGTACCTGTTGTCCTGCTACATCTTCCACTTGATTTACTGTCATATTCATAATTCACTTCCTTTGCCGGATATCCGGCGGTTAAAATTGTTGTCTGATGGTTTCACGATTAATGCTACGATGATATCGTGGTGGTTTGTTCCAACCTTTCCTAACTAAAGAGTTATCATCATAAATTCGCGGTGTAATACTACTTGAATGACAAGTAAGATATGAAATCTTCTGTCGGCGTGGTGCATCATTCAAAGTATCATATTTATCTTCTTCATTAATAGTTTCTTCATCACCGAAAAAACTGTTATAATATTCCATATAGTTTTCAAAAGGATAATAAAAATCAACAATA